GGCTCTCGTAGTCCAGCTGGACAACGAACGGTACACGGCTGACCACATGAGCCTTTCCGTGGCGAAGAAGATAACCTATCCTTCCTCCTCGCTCCGTTGGCATCAATGCCTTGTTTTCCTTGCTCCTCACATAAATTCTGTTCATAATACCAAATCAATTAAATTGATAAATCTCACCTCGAAAGGTGGTGGTGCGCCCATCGCCAATGTTATGGAATGGTTTTCATGCTGGCAACACCGCAAGTTTCCCCGCTTTTAATCATCAGCCGCAGAGGTCAGAACTTGGACGGACATCCTGACGTGCCTATACATTCATCCCTAACGTAGCTCCCTATATTCATTCGGGGCTTAGGCTAATCCGCTTCGGGCGATTGAATGAAAAATCGCTGTAGCCTAATCAAAGGCTTCCGAAACTTGAACTTACATATTTAACAGTTTATTCAACTTCACTTGCCGGGTTCGGCACCAGCACTCAGCCTGCATCCTGTTGCAGACAGCAAGGCCGAGTGCGTCGGCAGACATCATCGAATGACGGTAGCCGGAGAACTCCACCACTACCCTTTCGCCGGCCTTTCCGTTCCTGCGGAACAGGGTGGCCTCGCGATACAGACGGAAACCGCTGAATAGAGGCGAACTCTTGCCGAACAGGAGCATCATCACCTTCAGCACAAGCGTATAGCCTGCTCCGATGAATACCAGCGCGGGACGCTCGTCGAAGTCACCGCGCACATCGGTGGCCCAGGCTATCTCGCGGTGGTAGTCGTGGGTGAAGTAGCGCTTTGCCACCGACCTCTCCCTGATGGGGAAGATGGGCACCACGTCCTCCACATACAAGCTCTCGTCGGGCTTGTTTGCGCGGCGATGATACACAAACGCACTCTCACATCTGGCTTTCTTGCGCATACCGTCTATACCTTTAGGTTTATGTTCAGGCAGCGCAGATGCTTCATCATCTGCCATGTGGAGTATATGCTGCGCTTGCAGTCATATACAGGGTCATGGGGACACCCCTCGCCTTCGTAGCGATCCACCAGGTCATAGGCATCCGCCTCGCGGTACTCAACGCCCATGCTCTGACACAGCAGATATGCTCCCTCGAGGAAGAAGGTACGGTGATCCCGCACATGTGTATAAGGTATCTGAGCCGCCTTGTTGAAGTCAATGCCATATATGTAGCATACATAGCGCAGTATGGCTGGATCGTAGTCGGCCCCTTGCGCCCACAGACACACCTCGTCGGCACCAGCCATACGGGCGGTGGTGACTATCCATTGGATGAATCTTTCCACGGCATCACGCAGGTGCTCCTGCTTGCCGCTGGCAAAGAGGTGCCTCTTGGCCTCTTCGCTCTGTCTTCTCCACCAGCGAGCTGTGTCTGCGTCGAACGTAAATCCGTCAACGAAGGCCGACTTGAGGTCGATGTTCGCGCGGAACGAGAAACGCTCATCCCCGATGAACGGGGTTGCGTCTGCGGTCCTGTGCCATGCCACAGCTGCGATGCTCATCACAGCCGCCGTGGGACAGAGCGCACACGTCTCCAGGTCAAAAGTTATATCCAATACCATACCCTATATGCTGTCTTATGTGCGTGTCGGCAATACGCCACACACAGGATTCTCGCTCCTTCTCTTCTACTTCTCAACGAATGGCTCCAGCACGGCGCGGATGCCCTCCAGTTCCCAAGGCCGCCAGCTCTCAAGCGTGAACCGCTTGATGACGGTGGCGGCGCTCATTCCTCTCTCCTGCATAAAGGAGATGAACATATTGCGCAACCCTTTGGTCTGCCCAAGGCTCTCGTAGAACGTATCGTCCGTATTGATGTTGCCAGCCTCAATATTTTGCTCATTTATCAATCCCAAAAATCGAATTTTGAGATTTTTAATACCAGAAAGCTCCCACTCAGAGAAACCCTTCTGAAAGAATCTGAGGTAAAAGGTGGGCTGCGAAAAACCTTTTTCTGCAAGATTCTCTTGCAAAATCTTCTTTTCGCTCACGGAAATCTCGGAAATCCCCCACGAAGAGAACGGTGTGGTGATTTTTATCCAATTTTCTTTGGTCATATCAATCTCAACGTCTAATTTTGGTGCAAAGATAGTTCTAATAAATAGAACAACAAATCGTAACGTTTAATTTATCGAACATTTAACACACTTTAACAACAATAAAAAAGATGAAGTACAATTACAACTATGGTTTTCTGCAGCAGTGGCTGGATGCCAACAAGCACATTCCACGTGGCGTAATCAACGAAGCGTTTGCCACATCAAGCAACAACAGAATAAAGGCATGGGCGAGAGGCGAGAGAGCCATGCCCGTGCTCAGCATTCTGCGCTTCTGCAACAGCTTCCAGGTGCCACTCTCTGCATTCTTCCGCAACGAAGATGCTGAGAAGGACAATGATCATGCACCAATGCCGGTCAAGACGGGCGACAAGATTGCCCCGCACGGTGGCTACGCAAAAGACACAGATGAGCGCAAACGCGGGGAACGTAAAGCCGTTGATCCAACGGAAGTGACGGTAACAGCATCCACCATACCTGGGGACGACCGCATGGAGGCGGCTGCATGCGCAACCACGGACAACGGCGTGCCCAACGAAGACGGAGGCAACACACAGGAGGGCAGAACGGACAGCAGTGTGCCAGGCATCATCGTGGGCAACATCAGCGACGCGAATATGGCCGCAATCATCAAACTGCAGAACGAGCATGTAGCCATCGTCAACAGACTGCTTGACGAGATAGGCAGACTACAGAACGAGGTGCTACGGCTGAACACCGAACTGGGCAAGGCCAGGGACTACAAGCACGAAAACAAGACTTACAGCATCGCGGCTGAGGATGAATAGGCCCACCCCGGCACAGCAGACAAAAAGAGAGTCACCTGTCCTCACGGATGGGTGACTCAAAAACCTAAGTAATACAATTATATACTAATGAAAAGAACCTGAAAATCATCTTACTGTGTTGCCTCCTTCTGCCTCTTCCTGCGGGCGAACCTTGCAGAACCAATTTGTTCGCAGTCGGCCGAACGTGACTCATACGGCACGTCCACGTACCAATGCCCGTTGAGCGGGAACACGATGGGCGTGGAGCGTCCGAACGTGAAGGGCAGCGGCGATCCCTCTTTGGTGCACACGGGCTTGAAGTCGAGGATGCTGATAAGTTCGGTCTCGCTCACAACGGGCAGGGCGAACATCTCCTGTTCGAGGGTGGTGCCCGCAGCAGGCATGTAGGCCACCTGTCCCTGCGTGCCTTCTATCCTGTCCCATCCTGCCCTGTCGCCGTTGCCGTCGAACTCCACAGCCGCAACGCCTCCGGCAAATCCGTCGGGGCTCTCGTACCAGTGTCTTGCACCCACTCGCTTTGCCCATTCCAGCGCTATCCGCTGTGCCTCTGCACATCGCTCACTGAAGTCGGCAAGGGCGGCACCGACCTCCGAATCCTTCTTGATCTGATAGTAATAATGTGGTTTTTCCATAACCAGAGTTTTTACAATATATATATACTATACTTTTATACCTTCGGCACGGCATAGATAACAGGTTCACCGCTCTCGTCATCGTGCATCCTGAAACCAAACGTACCCAAGTCCTCCAGGTAGAGCGACAGCGGGTCGCCCAGGGGAGTCACCACCGCCTTGAAATAGGTGCGCAGGCGGGCATCGGTAAACACCTCGCAGTCCTCGCGCCACCTGTCCAGCGGTTTGTAACGCTCACAGAACGCCTTCAGCTTGGCAGGGATCACGTAATCCTGCAGAGTGACCTCTGCCGACTCGCACAACTCATCCTTTTCTTTCTTTCTCATGCTGCTTGCGGTATTTGGCGATTGCGCACACCAGCAGCATGCCGATGAGCGTTACCCAGAATGTCTTCAGCTGTACCACCAGCCTTTGCCACCACGACAAGGGGCTGGCGGCGCTTCTGTCCTTATAGGACGAAAGGGAGTCAATGGCAAGGGTATAGTTCTCCCGAAGTTCCGACAAGGACACAAGCAGGCTGTCCATCCGCCTTGTCACAGAGTCGTAACGCGCCTCCTGCCTGTGCCTGGTCGCCTCTGATATGCTGCTCTCCCTGTAATTGCCCTTGCGCACAACGGAGCGGTCGGTTGTCACCGTTCTGGAACCTTCGGCATCCACCGACTCGGTGATGTGCTCTGTGATGTGCTCCTCTGTCTCCCCCGCTGAGGAAGACGTGCTGGTCGTATGCAGGGAGTCGTCATGCGTCTGCACAGCCACCGTGCTCTCCGTTGTGGCGTATCGAGCGCTGTCGGCCGTCTGATGTACAATGCTGTCGCTTAGCGCATGCGACACCTGCGTGACCGCCTGCCTGGATGACGAGCATGCAGCCAGGAGAATGACCGATGCGAAAAAGTATATAAAACGTCTCATATCTCTTTTGATTTGCTGCAAAATTAGGAGTAAACCAGGAAACGATACGGACAGAGAAAAAGAAAAGCCACCGTCACTCTGCTGGACGGTGGCTTGAACATGGTCAGTTGTGGATGATGCGGAACTGCACTTCCCGACCGTAGCACTCGCGCAACTGTCGGAAGAATGTCAGGGCCTCCTTGGTATTGTCGGCAAAGGCACTCTGGAACCTCACGTACATGTCACGCGGCCCGGTCACATGTACGGTATTGTCCTCGAAGCGGTAGAAGCGGAAGTTGTAGATGATGTTGGCAAAGGCGCCACGGTACGCCGTCAAGAACGCATCCCACTCCTTTTCGCCCGGCTTCACCTCCTCGGCTTCATCAAACGCGAAGCTCTGCTGCTGTGCCTCGGTGTTCACACTGTGCTGCTTTATCCACTGCTCCATAATGTAGAACACGAACTCCTCTGTGGTTCCATTCCACCTGTGTGGCTGCTCCACTGCCTTGGGCACGCCATTATAGGCATACGCCTTGAAGTCGTTCCAGAGGTCTTCGGGGACATCGGCAACAAACGCCTTGAGTCGTTCTCTGTCGAGCGTAGGATATAGCGACGTCAACTTGGCGCATAAACGCTTTTCCGACGAACCGCGATGCAGCTCCAATTCTCGCGCCACACCCAAAGGCGTGCGCTTGATATGAAACTTTATCTTTTCGGGATTGCCTCGTTTTACACTGCCCCTATAAATAGGCTCGTAACCTTTCTTGTCGGGGTCGATACACGAGAGCATTATCTCTATCTTGTTTTCCTCGCACAGCCGTTCCATGTCGCCACGCGCCACATCCAACACCTGTTTGCGGAACTGTGAGAATTTCTGATATTTCTCGGTAGTCACAACCTTTGCAGGTTGCGTATCGTCGCTTTTCTCAACATCTATCTTAAACATGCCTAACGCATCTTTTAGCTCACGATAGTCTATAACTGGGTGCATCTGTCCTTTGCTCGCATACTTCATCAGCAGGAGATAAAGACGTGACGTGTAAGCCGAATTACAGAAATAGGCTATTCGCTCAAGATGGTTGAAATATCCGTCCGTCATGTCAAACACGGCTTTTGCAACCTCTATATTTATCGTGACCTCGATATATCCGTCACGTCGAAACTTACGCACTTCCTGTCCGTCCTCGTCAATTTTAGTATCACCGTCTCCCGAATAGTTGAAGTCTTCACCTTCTCGTGATGTAAAGTTCTTCGGGATAAATATCTTACTGAAGATGGGCATGTAGTCCTCGCCTTTTCTAAGGCCTGTCTCCGAATCAAAACGAGGAAGATGAAACTCTATTTTCTTCATTTGGTTTATCACCTTCACCGTCTCGTCATAATGACTGCTATCTATGCCGAAGTCAGCCAGGCGCAAACGTATCGGTCCCATCTTCAACAGGTCTTCTTTCGTTATGCCTCCATTAGGACGTTCTTTAAGCAAATAGCGGTGTTCATTCAAGAACTTGGCAAAATGGTCTTGCAGCCGTCCGCTTACCAACAACATGACATCCTGTTGTATGAGGGAATAGCTTTTAGCGTATGATGTATAGTTGACAGGCGTGTTTATCCAGCGCAGCTCGTTCAGGGCAAGTTGAAGTTTGCCTTCTTTATCTTCTTTTATCGCTTTCTTTGCCATACCTACGTTTTTATGTACTTAAACCTACGTTTTTATGTACCAAAACCTACGTTTTTGTTTACCAACTCCTACGTTTTTGTTTACTTCGCATGCTCCAACTCATTGATTTCCAACCACTCAAATTCTCCTTAATATAAAATAACATAAACTATTACTTTACTCCTTTTGAAAACCAAAATCCATATTTTATAATTATATTATATTAAGAGGTTTTTGACATATTGATTATCAGTCAATTACCTACGGCGAGGTAAACAAAAACGTAGGAGTTGGTAAACAAATCCGTAGGTTTAAGTAAACAAATCCGTAGGAGTTGGTAAACAAATCCGTAGGTATTATAAACCCAAAACAGCACACTTTTGTAGTGACTTGTATGCTGCTTCAATAATTTCTGTCGATATACTCCTTCACGGCCCGCAGGGCTATTTCCTTGATGGGAACGCCTGTGCGCATCTTCAGCAGAACCAGTTTCTCATAGTAGTCCATGGGGACGAACGCATTGATGCCTATCTTTCGTCCCGAGTCTCCTTTTGCTGGAGCCTGCCCCTTTGTGCCTGCTTCGTCCTGTGGCTGTTCTGTGGAAGCCTGCTCGTGTGCGTCCGCTTCGTCCTGTGGCTGTTCTGTGGAAGCCTGCTCGTGTGCGTCCGCTACGCTCTGGGGCTGTACTAATGGAGTCTGTTCTTTTGTGTCCGCTTTGTCCTGTGGCTGTTCTGTGGGAGCCTGATCCTTTGTGTCCACTTCGTCCTTGGGCTGTTCTGCTGGAGCCTGCCCTTGCGACAGGAGTCTTTCGTTCTCTTTGATGACTTGGGATTCGCTTAGCTCGAACTTCTGAACCTCACCAAAGCGAGGCTTGTTATTTGCTTGTCTTGCCATATCTATAGTTCTTTATGTTATACTTAGGAAAAATTATCTATTACCGTGGCATACTTGCCAGAATCTCGCATACAAAGCGTTCGTAGTCCTGCCCTACCCTGCTGTATGGAGCATAAGAGAAGATGTCCTCGTTCATAGCCTGCGCCTCCACCATCTTGGTGTCGCGGCGAGTGTAGGAGTCGAACATGTAGTCGTTGAACTTCACACCCAGGTATTCCTTAAACTGCTTGGTGGCTTTCGTTTGATCGTTACTCATAACCATCAGCAAACCACGAATGTCGAGGCCGGGGTTCAGATCCTCGCGCGTCTCCCTTACGGCATTTATTATCTCGGCTATGCCTTTGGTAGCCAACGCTTCCAGCTGGACAGGCAGCACCACACTGGAAGCCGCTGTCAATGCGTTGTAGGTAAGCAGCGACATGGCAGGTGGGCAGTCTATAAGGATGTAGTCAAAAGCCTCCGCAGCCATTGCTGTACCCTCGTTCCGCAGTTCCTCACCCTGCATCTCCACAAGAGGCTTGGAAAGGAGCTTGTACAGCGCTTTTCGTGGAACGGCTGTCTGATTGAGGAACGGTTCGATGCTCACCAGCCTGGATGACGCTGGTGCCAGATATATCCCGTCGCGTACCTGATACACGGGTATCTGTGTCTGCTGCACAAGTGCATCGTACATGGTAGGTTTGCCCGCCTGCAGTGTCTCGCTCCACCCGAAGAGGAACGATGCACATGCCTGTGGGTCGAGGTCGATGACGAGCACACGAGGCATGCGCTTCTGTCCTTCGGGCGTGGTGCCGAAATAACCTTTGCCAAAGCGGCGCAAACCAGCCGCCAGGCTCTGTACAGTTGTTGTCTTGCCTACCCCACCCTTGTGGTTGACAAAGGCAAGCACTTCCTTTAGTCTGTTTTCTTTTTCTCTCATAACCTGAACTTTCATTTAGATGTTGCAAATTTAAGAATTAAAACGCACACATGCAAGCATAAGTATGATTTTATCTACGTAAATACATAAAAATCTACTTATTCACCTACCTAACTACCTACTTAACTATGTATTTGTTTACTTACTTACTCATATATCTACATAAACAACTAACCACATAACTACATATCTAACTAACTAATAACACACGAAAGTATGAACTAACGAAACTACATACAAACATAAGAATACACAATAATATGAATATATGAAAACAAAATCGTATGAAAACATGTGTGCATGAAAACATCAAAGTTTGTAGTGCTAATGGCGGTTGTGTAGAGCGTATGGTGATGGTTGTGTGAAGTTGTATATATACAAGACATCCTGATGGCGTGTGCTTGTGTGAATGTGTGTTTATATCTTGGTGTGAATGTGTATTTATGTATTCGTATGATTGTGTAATCATGTGAATGTGGGTATATATATTCGTTGGATAGTTATGCTGTATGATTGTGTGTTTGTATGAATGTGTGTTCGTGTGAATGTGTGTGTTTGATAGAACGGAATCTCATTCCTCCCACTCGTCATTGATGGTGATGTGCAGGGAGGAGTTGTCTGGGGTTCGCTGTTCGGTGCGGATGGGCAGGATGCAGTACTTGGTCTTCATGCCAGCACGTATGACGGTGCCGTTGGGGATATAGGTGTAATACATGCCGGTGCCGAAGTAGGCTGAGCCTATCTGGGTGCCGAAGTCTGCCGGGGTGTCGTAGCAGAGGATGCGCTGCCTGCTCTGCCAGTAGCCGCTGGGAATGACAGCCTGTTTAAGCACCCCGTAAACCTCCAATTTTGTGGGCAGGCGATAACGCGGGTCTTTGATGAGAGAGGACGGGGTAGGGTAGAGATTAAGCCGGACGCTGGAAATCTCCGTGCCCGACAGGTAGAAGCGTGCCGTGTCGTTGGTCGCCAGCAGCACCTCCTCGCGGTGGGTGACGGTGGGTGTGGATGATGATGGCTGATTGTCCTCGTCGGTGAGTGTGACCCGCTGGCAAGCCAGTGCCAGGCTGCAGGAGAGCGTCAGCGCGAGGACGCGGCCAAACAGGGCAAACAGGCGGCATGCGCTGTGACTTTCTGTGACAGAAGGGCGAATGGAATGGCAAATCCTGCGGCATGCGCTGCTGTTTTCTGTGACAGAAGGGCGCATGATACGGCCAAACTCTTGGCATACGCTGTGGATCAAGAAAGAGAAATGTATTGTGCTCATTGTTTTTTTGCGTTTTTGTTATTGGTTGCGCACAAGGCTGCAGGGCAGCTGGCGGTAATCTGTGGCGGTGGTAATCTGTGCTGGCGGCAACAGGGCAGGAGGCGCACGGCAGTCCCGTTGCGCCTCCTGTCTGTTGTCCTGGGCATGTGTCAGATGTTGATGTCCGTGCCTGCCTCGTCCCACTTGTCGTTCACCTCGAAGCGAAAGCCCTGCTGGTGGTTGTAGAACGAACCGGTGATGGTGGTTGCCTTGTTGCGGGCAAAGGGTACAGCCGGCACTGTGATGGTGGAGTAGGGTGCTCCATCTGAGCGTCCCATGGTGAAGGTGATGTCCGTCTGGTAGCCGCCCTCGGGTGCCAGCACGAAGTAGGTGATGGGGGAGCCATCCACTCCGCGCAGTGAAGACACATCCGTCACTCTCTGATTTTTCACTGCGTCCATGACGCGGAAGTCCTTCCACTGCAGGGAACGCGGCTCGTTCCAGTCGAGCGTGATGGTACTGCACTCGTCGGGGAACACGTCGGTACACTGCACCACGAGCTTTGCTGTCAGACGCTCCAGGGTGATGCTCACGGCATTGGCCTTGCCGATGACCACGTTCACATCCCTCTCGGCAGCGAAGGTGTCCGATGTTTTCTCGCTCGTGAGCAGTACGGGCTCGGTGGCACTGACGGGTGTCAGCACGTTGTCCGCTATGCCCCATGCCTTCTGTTCGGCATCATACAGGGCAGGTGCCTGGCTGCATGTGGCCACCACCTTCAGGGTGTGCTCCCCGTAGTCGAGCATCAGGTCAGGCTCGGCAAAGTCCGTGGCGGTGCTCGTCTGGTGGAGCACCTGCAGCAGGCGGCCCGACTGCTTGTCGTAGTCCAGCAGATACAGGTCGGTGACGGTGCGCCCGTTGGCTGTCAGGGCAGCACGGGTGCTCACGTTCATACCGCAGTAAAGCTTCACGTGCGCCTTGCCTGCCGGCTGCCCGTTCTCCGCCAGATTCTCGTTACCGCATGATGCAATCATCATGCCCATGGCCACTACAGCAGCCATCATCTTCAAGTTAGTCATCATAATTGTAGGTTTTTAGTTGATTTAACTTTCGGAAGCTCTTTCTTCCATCAATATATTGTTTCTTAATCTCTTCATAAACTTTACAGTTTTAAGATTCACGCTGCTGATTTCGTGCATCCTGTCCCCACTGCAATTGCGCAATATAGGTCTCCCGTGCGTACTGCCGAAGATAAAGCACTCCTTACCTTTCCAACGTACCATATCGAAGCGCTGGAAGCGAGACCCTCCAATCTTGTGTGGTGCTATAGTGCTCCTGCGGATGCCACCTTTCTTCGGGTTTGCAACATGCAGAGCCCTTGTATGACGGGGAACGCAACGGCAAAGAAAGAAAGAGTCCGACCTTCGCGCATGTACGTTCCTGGCGATACAGAAGGCATCGGCGGCATGGGTCTTGGCAATACCGTTCTCAATGCGTGTGTGCTTCGTGAAATATCCATAAGTCAAATTGACGTTGCCAAACTCCGACCTGGCACGCTCATAGACTGCCCAACGCATGATGCTCATCACGGACGCATCACGAAAAGAACTACCGCGTTTGATTTTCAGTTCAAATTCACCACGATGGTAAGCCTTATGGCAAGTCTCACACAAAGTGACCAGGTTGGACGGTGAGTTGCCACCAGTCTTTCGGCTCTCCAGATGATGCACATTCAGAATAGGGTCTTTGCTCTTGCCCTTGCAGTGTACGCAGCGATGCCCATCCCTTGCCAGGACGTACTCTCTGACGTTCCAGAAGCCCAACTGCTCGCCTTGTTGGTATTCTTCGCCCGCGATATTGGGGTTCTTGATTTTCTGAATATCGAACTGGGCTACTTCGATAGTAATCCTTGACAGCGGCAACAATCCACGAACCAGTCGGATGACCTTCAGATGGCTCCCGACCTTCTGTTCAATGCTTGGTGCCAACCAGCCAGTCTTCTTTCTTCGATTGTCGAAACGAGACTTGCGATAGCGGGTCTTGCGGTATCTTCGTGCTCTCCGCAGTTCTCTTCTGTCCGAAAGAAGCTTTGTCACATCGCTCCTCAATTCTACTTGCGCGGCGAACAGCTCCTTCTTCTCAGTACTTGCCGAAACACCGATGTGCTTTGAGCCAGCGTCTATGCCGAGGCTAACCGCCTGTGTGTAGGTGTGGCTCTCGTAATCAAGCTGGACAACGAACGGCACACGGCTGACCACATGAGCCTTGCCGTGGCGAAGAAGATAGCCTATCCTTCCCCCGCGCTCCGTTGGCATCAATGCCTTGTTTTCCTTGCTCCTCACATAAATCATGTTCATAATACTAAATCAATCAAATTGATAACTCTCACCTCGAAAGGTGGTTGTGCGCCCATCGCCAATGTTACGGAATGGTTTTCATGCTGACAACACCGCAAGTTTCCCCGCTTTTAATCATCAGCCGCAGAGGTCAGAACTTGGACGGACATCCTGACGTGCCTATACATTCATCCCTAACGTAGCTCCCTATATTCATTCGGGGCTTAGGCTAATCCGCTTCGGGCGATTGAATGAAAAATCGCTGTAGCCTAATCAAAGGCTTCCGAAACTTGAATCTGCCGCCTCCGTGCGAGGTAATCCATTTGTGTACGTCGTCGGACAACTTGATTTGCCGAGTGCGGCCTTCGTAAGTTCTGCGGCCGCCTCCACGCGCCTGCAGTGTGTCAAACTTCTCCATGTTGTGTAATATATAATAGATGAAAAAATCATTTGAAGGCTCCCGCCAGCAGCGGAAGGAAGAATACGGCTATGCCTATCATTGAAAACAGGGTTATTGCCGCTGCGGCAAATACGATGACTGCCAGCACATACATCATCATCTTGGTTATGCCCCGAGTGTCGCTTTCCGAGGCCAACACCGCCGTGCCGTCGCTGTTCACTCGCAGTGTGGGTTCGCCCACCTGCGGATAGTAGCGTTTGCGCTTCGGTTTAGGTTGCGGTTCCTGGCTCTGGATAATCTCGGGCTCTATAACGTGAGACTCCACAGCGGCAGGCTCTGCCTCAATGGTCGGCTCCTCTTCAATGATGGGTTCCTCCTCAATGGTCGGCTCCTCTTCAATGATGGGCTCCTCCTCAATGGCTGGCTCGTCCTCAATGATTGGCTCCTCCTCCACCTTGCCGTCAACGCACACAATCACATCGCCGTGCAGACTGATCTCTATCTTACAGCCGGGCGTCAGGTCCTTCTGGCTGAAGGTCTTCTCGCTTCCGCAGTTGGCATGGGCAAAGCAGTGGCCGTTCATCTCCACCTCGTCAAAGTCGGCTACGTATGTCACCTTGCCGGTCTTTTCGCCTACCGTGGTATGATGTCCGCGATATATGGTAATGGCCTTGAATACGGGGCGGAACTTGAAAGCGCAGTTATACTTTGCGTCATGGTCAGTCTGCCCGATGCGGTCGTAACAGTTGTAGTTGTCGAATTTGAATACCAGACCGTCGGTGGGGTAGGGCAGAGCCTCGCGATCCAGCTCGGCAGCACATACAATACGCTCGATGGCCTGCTCCAGTTCGGCATCCGTCTTGTCGAGATCGAGAGCCGACACAAAGCCAGAAGTCTCGAAACCGTTACGCTCAAGAGCCTGCATGGCAGCTGCGTGTTCTGCCACACCGTCCATAATAAGACGGAAGGGATGAAACTCCAATCGCTTACATTCGTCAGCCACAGCCACCTTCTTAGCCATGATGCCGTTGCTCGTAGAACGGGGTGATTTGCCGGCATTGCCATAACAGGCAAACTCCTCAAGCGAGATTATCACCTCACCACGCACCTCCACACGGTCGTACTGGCTCCATGCTGCCACCTGGCAGGGCACACCCTGCACATGCTGGATATGGTCCAGGCAGTCGATGCCAAACAACTCTTTGCCGTGTCCGTAGGTGGCCTCAGAGAGCATTCCCTGGCGATATACCAGGCTCACGGTCTCGCCATCGAACTTCCACTCCACATCCACCTTTGCATCCCTGCCGATGTTGGCAACTCTCTGCTGTGCTCTCAGGTATTTCACCACTGCCTTGGCATCGTGCAACTTCTTCATGGAGAGGCAAGCCGTGCGACGAGCCACGGTGCGCTTGCCGTTGCCGTTCTCGCTGTAGCACTGCTGAGTAGGTGAGTCCATCAGCACATCGTCTGGATGCGCTTCCTCGTATTCCTGCAAGGCAAAGTACATAGCGTCATATTCCTCGTCGCTGACGGTGTGTGCGTTCAGGGCGAAGTACTTGTAATCATGCACCTTCACCTCGTCCACCAAAGCGCGATAACCCTCAAAACTCTCAATTTGTCTCATAGTCTATAATCGGAATATGATAGATTTTTGTGATTTTGTTTGGTTATTATAATTATAATAATTACCTTTGCACTGTCTTCGGTTGGGCAAGTCAATCGAACCTTTATGGAATTGAAACACAAAACCGCCCTTCCGTTGACTTCAGGCTTAACGCCTGCGGATTGAAACGCTCTTATATAGAGCCTCACAATTTCTACTTTAGTAGATACGAGCCTCTGGCTCGCGGTGCCCCGACTTCGGTCGGGGCTTTTTTGTTTCGTCAGTTTTGCTCTTCAGCCAGGGGTAGAACCAAGAGCCCTCGTAAGGCTGCTGGGCTCTGATGATGGCATACCTCTCGTTGTGCTGGAACAAATCGCCCGGAATCTTCTCTACGACCTTCCCCTCCAGTTCGTAGTCGTGCGTCACGCTGCACTCCTGCAGGAGTTCGTAAAACGAATCATCGAAATAGTCCGCGAATATATGCTCCTGGGTGTCGAGGTTCAGGAACTCGAACGAGCAGAATGGATGGTCAAAGAAGGCATGAAGTATCTTGAACATGTCTTTGCCGTTTTCACTTTTCCACCATCAGCAGTTCTGCACCCAGTGCTTCTGCAATTTTGTTGAGCACGTCGATGTCCACGGCATACTTGCCGGCTTCCACACTGCGGACGTTTGCGGTGGTGATGCCCGCAATCTGGGCAAGCTGCTCCTGCTCCCAGCCCTGGGCGGTGCGCATCGCACGGATGCTCTCACCCATTGCCTTTCGCTTGTCGTAAATGATTTGGTCTTTTTCCATATTGCCTGTTTTTTGTGATTATACCAAGCCTCCATAAAGAGATGACTCTATAATGATAATGGGTCAATAGACTTTGGGATGAAGCCCTTGTCTGCCAAAAGCTCAAGCACCACGTGCGGATAGCAATGCCGGGAGACATTTACTACTTTGTACATGATTGATTTTCTTGTGCTACCGCCATAATGGTGTGAATGGTGTCCGTGATGTACTTTCCGCCACCGTGCGCCATTATCCACTCGTGCACGTCATCAGTAACTACGTATTGTCGTCTCTTGCCGCCGATGGCAGGTCTGCCTGCCTTCGGTGCTCCGCTCTTTATGATTTCCATATTTCAGTTGTTTTAATCCTCGTCTATAATATCGTCGTCATCCCCAGTAAGTTCCGAACGCTTCAGCTCCTCGGGCAACCATGCCGGCCACCAAGTCACATCCATTGCCCACTGCATCATGTCGCCCTGGTCTGTCGTGTAGTTCCAGAACACGTGCAACATTTTGAATACTTCCCATGCCTCGCTGTCCGTCAGTTCCGACAACACGCCCTTCAGGTTCTCCTCCTCGGCTGCTGTCAAGTCCACGTTCTTCTCGTACTCTGCCCAGTCGCACACCTCGGCGTACAACATATAGGCAGCGTTATCCGCATCAATTTCCAACAACATAAGGCTGTTGGTAGCCGCTGCCATAGCCAGCCAATATTTCTCGTTAGACAACTTCCATATTGCCGAACGACGAGCTTTCCAGTCACTGAGAGCCACCTCCACGTGGTTCTCTGCCATCCAACCGCCTATCTCGCGCATGATACGTGCCATTCCCGACGCATCGCCAGAAGTGAAGTCGGCAGGCAGCTTCACCTCCTGGCTCTCGTTGAACAAACCTTCGCGGAAGTCAATCGCGATGCCGTTCTCGTTGTCCGTAACCGTCCACATCAGATTCTTGCCCGATGTCAACTCAAATCTTTCTTTTGCCATAATCCTTTAAGTTTTTGTTAGTGTTTATAGTTCGTGCTTGTAAAGTTGACAATACACGCCGTTCCTTACTCGCTTGATGTAAAACACTGCTTCGCCCTTTACAGGCTCATAGTCCGATTTTACAAACATGCTGTTGGTGCCATCCGTGGCAACATACTTCTCCATTCCGAGCACATTCTTCGGAGTGCTATCCTCGTAATAGCTCTTGGCTACCGAGGATAGCTGGAGAGGAGATAAAATTCCCTTTTCCATAATAAATAATAATCTGTGAATTTATTTTCTGTTCATAACATAGTCGATCACGCGGTCGGTATAATATGACAGATTGAACATCTTGCCATACTTACGAAGGTCAGCCAGTGAAATCTCATTCACTTCGTGTCCGAGTTCTCTTTCCACCAAGTTCTTGAAGTTCTGTGTGCCAGGTCGGCAGTTGCCGGCATTCAGAGAGTCCTCGAAGGTGAACATATACTTCGCCAGCTCCTCCATGCGCTGCTTCTTCTCGGCCTCCTTCTGGGCACGCTTTGCACGAGCGTTAAGCAGGGCGATAGCCTGCTGCTTGCGCTTCTCGGCGTTGATGCGCTTCGCCTCTCTGAGCGTCTTCGCCTCGACGTGTTCACCTCTCACGAGATAGCCCTTCTTTGTCACGATGTCGGCAATAGCGCGTCCCTGCTCTATCCATTCGCACGCCATACCGTCGCGCTTGAACTCGCCGCGATAGAAGGTAATCAGACCGCCTATAAGACGTATGCTATAGCCCTTCTTGAGGGTCAGATGGAAGCCGCGTCTGATCATTGTGAACTGACAACTTCGGCTATAGCCGTTGTAGTCGTTCTCCTCTTCGCAGGTAAGAGAGTTTTTCATGCCTACAGAACAGGCGCGATACATTACGTGTGTACCGGTGTTGATATTTCTCTCGATCAAGGTTGCGAAGTCATAGCCGATGCGTTCGCCATTCTCGTTGAAGATATGACTATTCACATACACGACGTCCTGCACACACTTCTTCTCGGCTGCTTTCAGGGCTCTCTCGCCTGCTGCCTTATCCTTTGCCTCCTGCTCCAGACGTGCCAAGTACTCTTCCCCGTTGGCCAAGCCTTCCTTGCTCAGGAACTTGGCAAATGCCTTTTCAGCAAATCCGAGTGTACGGCGTACAGCCTTGTCGCGCTTCTGCTCGTTCTTCTCGCAAGCGTCAAGAGTGATCAGGCCACCGAGCAGCTCCACCTTGTTCTTGCCATCCAGGTAATCGGAACGACGCATCCATGTGGCACACGCCTCTGACGCGCCCGCTAATACCTGAGCGTTGATGCTGCAACGCTTCACGTCGTTCGCGCGCTTGTAAGCCTTCTCCACATCCTTGGCAAACGTGGGCGCGATAATGTAGAATCTGTCAGAATTGAAATCCACAGCCGACTCCTCATTAACGTAATGTGTAAGGTAATAAGAGCCATAACTGTTGATGTTATAATCGGTGCACACATCCAGCTTGTAGCTGTCAGCAAGTGGAAGAGAGAAGAAAGAAGAGGCATCCCAGCAGTTATATTTCTCCTTATAACCATGACGCACTACCGATACCTCACGACCGCGACGCTCGTCTGCTTCATCCCAGCGGAATGATCCGAGGAATACTGTAGCGTTCGCCTGTACGTTGTTCTTGAACTCCTTGAATGTAATAATCATAAGCGTTGCTCATACCCTTGAGACTTTATTAGGCTATCTGGTGCAGCCGATGAATGATAATTAGTTGTTTCTCCTTTTCTTTTTGACACTGCAAAGGTACAACAAATGATTGTAACCTCCAAATAAATGACGCATAAAATATATAAAAATGCGTATTTTATTGCTTTCATCCTTGTTTTCTGGGTTTTTTGGCTGGCGGAAGGATGTGTATCATCTCCTCGCGGTCACGGCTGTGCAGTAGTATATAAGGTTGCGGGTGATGGGGGCGATGGAGGCGCACCAGGCGGGGAGCGGGGCTGCGGTGGAGGGCGTGAGTGCGGCATGCACTGCGCTGAAGCGGGCATCGGCAGGGATGAGGTCGCAGGTGGCGGTGGGTGCGTTGTGGGCGAACCAGTCGCGGATGTTCTCGTCCAGGCTGGCGGGCGCATTGTAGCGCACACCCAGGAAGGTGAAGGTTCTTTTATCCATGATTTTCTTTTTTTTTTCTGTTATAGATATAATGTGTATCTCCCCGCTGTAGTAGATTGCGGTGGAGGCCGCGGGTGCTGCGGGTTGCCCGTTGCGGCACGGGCGGTGGTGTGTGTGATTCTGCGTCTCATGTTGATGAGCAGGGGTCAGAATGCCTGGCGGAGGCAGGTGAACAGGACGTCGAGCGCGAGGTTATACTCGATGCGCTCCTTTTGCCCGAACTCGTCAGGGTCGGGAGGCGTGAGCGTGACGTACTCGATGATGCGTGTCATTGCCTCGCGGAGGCTCTGCTTGTCCATGTCGATTGTTACAACTGTCTGTTCCATTGTCGTTTGCTTTTATTTTTGTTGATGTCTTGTTACTTGTCGATTACTGTCACCTGCTGCGATGCGACGCTTACGATGCCCTTTGTCGTGATGGGCGTGTATAGAGGTCGCTCTTGCAGCGACTCTTTGCCCTCGAGATTCCTCACAGCCTCGATGTAGGGCAGGTTAGCCACCTTCAGGCGGTAGAGCGTGTAATACTCCTCGCAATCCTCCATGAGTCCGGTGATTTCCTTCAGTCCCTTGCTGTCGTTCACCACGCGGGCGTACCTCTCCATGATGTTTGCATGAAAATGCGCCAACGGTGCCAACGTTCCCTCGGTGTTGCCTGATATGTAGTTAGGCATACGCAAAGGCAGCTCACCGCTTGCCACCTTGTGGAACACCTGACGATATACCTCGAACACGGGGCGAACCTTGCGGGCGATGAAGAACTCAAGGCAGGGGACGGAGAGCATGTAGGTCTCTGTCGGGCGACCATTGGGGACTTTTCCCCCGTTTTGGGCTAAAACCCCAGAGTTTTCCCCATTTTGGGGGAAAACTTGATAATCAACGTTTTGCAGAAACAAATCATTGCTTTGTAAAGCTCTAACCGCCTTATCCTTTCTTGAATACACCAACGGCCAAACATCATCCAGATTAACTGGAAATTCCTTGCTGTCTCTTGTCAGTCTCAGCACCTCCTCGAAATAGGCCTTCACCTCCTGGTCGGTACTCTGCTTAGTCAATTGTAGTAACATATAGTTTTTTGTTAAAAATGGGAAATTCGCTGATTTTACACACACGCCATAAAGGGGCGGTCACCACTGGATAGAGAGCACCACAGAGGCAACCATCACCAGGGCACCGAAGCCGATGAACTGCCAGCCGGTCAACGTTACGGGCTCCTCCTTGTCGGCAAAGTTGTGGGGGCTGCTGAGCCACTGGCACACGCCCATGGCTGCACGCTGTGCCATGCCCATGGCTCTGGCAACGCCCTGCAGGGCATACTCCAGGCAGAGTGCTGCGCACTTGCCTGCCGCTCTTGTCACGTCCGCTGCGCTCACATGGGGCGCGGTCGGTGTTGCTGTTGTTGTTGTTTTCATAATCCTCATTTTTTAATAGGGTTTATAAATAGGATAACTATATGCCGCCCGATGGGGAGTCGGACCCCACGCCGTTTGCCATCCGTGGCGGGCGCTGGTGCTGTGGCTATCCTCACGGACCGCCAGCAGCCTGTAACAAATAAATACAATCTGTGGTATGATATGTGTCTGTATCTCAATCGGATGGCGTGAAGCGGCTGCAATACTGCTGCACGTCCTCGTCGGCAATGTCGGCCAGACGGCAGGGCTCGAAGTCTTCCACCTGCTCCACAGTCAGCAATACACCCGGCAGTCCATAACGTGAGGCATCCACGGCAATCTCTGCCAGTTCTGCGGCATCCGTATAACCCAGTTCGGCACCTTCGCACATTCCGCACATGAGCGTGAAGAACGTGAAGCGGTCGCCCTCGGTGTTGCCTTCCAGGATATACCAGCGTATCGAGCCGATGCGGAACAATGCCACCGCCATAAGGTCGGGCAGGTGCTTGTGCTCCTGCGAGTATAGGGGATAACTTGCCAATGCCTCCAGCAGTTCGGAAGTTAAAAGGCGGTTTTCTTTATTTTCCATTTTTCCGTGATATTTTATGTGTGCTATAATATAGGATTCTTTTATCGGATGGAGTAGGGCGGCGGCTCATCGTGCCGCCCTGCCTCCTTTATGCTGCCGCCCGCTTCGGGTCGTACCCGTACAGGGTGCGGAACTCCTCGGCAGTGAGCAACAGAGCCGCGCGGCGTTCCGTCTCCTGGCTTATCCGCTGGCGGTCGGCTACCTCGTCGGGGGTGAGGTGTCCGCGCTGCTGTGCGGCTTCTATTGCCTTTGCTCGCAGGATGAGCGGGCGCACACGCAGCCCCACAGCGGCGAGCACATACAGCCGGGCAAGTAGTGCGGCGGTGTGGTCGTTGGCTTCCGTCAGCTGTGCCACGTCCTCGGCGGCTGCTCTCAGCATGCCGAGGGGGTCGGGCTTGCCCTCGCCCCTTTCGGGGCGTTCCTGGGCTTCGGCTTCGGGCTGTGGCTCGTTGTCCGTTGTGTCGGCGGTTGTGCTGTCGGTGTGACTGTCGGCGGTGGCTTCTGCCTCGATGGTTGCCAGGCGCTCGGACATGGTGCGCAGTCTTTCGGACATTGCCGCCACCTGTGCCGACATCGTGGCGATGTCGGCGCGTAGCTGCTCCGCCTCGGCCTGCTTGGTTGCCGTTTCTTTCGCCTTCTGTGCCTCTCTCTGCGCTGCGGTGGCTATCTCCTCGAACATGGCCACCATATCGGCCACAAATGCGGCTACACGTGCCGTGCGCTCCACCTCCTCGGCGGTGGGCTGTTCGGGGTGCTCATGCTCGGCGGTGGGCGTGTGCTGCTCCTGCTCCTGCTTCTCTGTCATCCCGAACCATTCGCGCAGCCTCTGCACGGCTTCGGGATCTGTGGCCTGCCACTGCTGGGCGGCGCTGTTCCAGGTTGCCCCGTGTGCCTTTATCTGCTTACGGTTGCGGTAGGTGGTGCGGCTGTCGCCTACCACTGCCACGCCCTCGGCAGTCTCCACCAGCTGCAAGCCCTCGGCGGGTGCCTCGGCGGCTGGCGCTTCCTGCGCTGCCGTTGCTGCCTTGGTCTCTGCCTGCTTCTTGCCGTTGCTCTGTGCGGCCTCCCATGCCTTGCGCTGTGCCTCCACCTGCTCGGCATCCTTGCGCAGTTCTGCCAGCACTTCGGCAGATACGGCCACGAACTGCACGCCCTTATATATGCCCGTTATCTGGACGGTGAAGCCAACGGCGGCGAACTTTGCGGCGCGCTTCTCCTGTGTCTTGCGTCCTCCGGCGTCAACGGTTGACATACGTGGGGTATGGTCGTAGCTTTCCCAAGGCTTCACCAGGTCAACGCGCACACCCTTTGCAAGGAGTTCGGCGGCTTCTGCCGGTGTTATCGGCTTGCGCTCGCCCCATCCCTGGCCGTCGGTGGAGGCTGCAAAGAAGTTGCCGCCTAACGCCTTTACCACGGCTTTATATGTCGCGTTATGCTTCGGGGTGAACTTGGGGGCGTTGGCTGCCTCCTGGGCTGCCTTGGTCGTTGCTGCGCTGATATGGTAGTAAGTGCGGAAGAAGTCAACCAGGCAGCGCAACGGGGTTGCGCCTCCGTAGTAGTTCGTGCTTTCAAAATGTCCGCATTCTCTTTGCTGTTCCATATACGTACATTCGTAATCAATAGCGGCGGCGCGTTCCTCCTCGCTCAGGTCGGCGGGCTTGCGGCTCTTGTAGTCGTAGAAGAAGCCGAAGAAGCGGCCGAGCGTTACGCAGTCGGCGGCGGTCATCTGGGCGGTGCCGCTCTGTGCGTCAACGCCTACGAACTGGGGCAGTATCTCGCGGATCTTCTCTAATACTTCAGCCTTGCCCAGTTCCGAGAAGTCGCGCGTGAAGGTGAACCGCTGGGCGTTGATCTCTCCGAATGCCTCGCGCCATGCCTTGTTATATGTTATTTCCACATCGTCGCCGTAGTCGCTGCAAGGGTCGCAAACGTGCTCCGACGCGATGAAATAGCGCAATTCTTCCACGGCTTCCACTTCTTTTTCTGTTGGGCCGTCGGTCCATCTTATTTCTGCTTTCTCGCTCCATGTCTTGTTATTGATGAGCACAGACACAGACACACCGGGGAAATGCTGAGCGAAAACGGCCTTTATATTGCGCTTCTGTGCTGCCAGGTAGGCGGCATCCGGGCGGCTGTAACGCGCTTTTGTTGTCACACGCTCCAGGATAGCCGACCACTTCGCAATTACGGGGCGCATCTTCTCGGCTGCCTTGCGTGCTGCCTCCTCTTCCTCTGCCTTGCGCTGTGCCTCTGCCCGTGCGTATTCCTCAGCCTGTCGGCGCGCCTCGGCTTCTGCCTGGGCGCGTTCTTTTGCCTGCTCGAAATTGTGCCGTATGCCGTCATACTCGGCCATCATTGCCTTAAACTCTTCCGCGTCTCCTCCCTTGTCGGGGTGCAGGGTGACGCAATACGCGCGGAACTGCTTTTTCAGTTCCTCGGGGGTGGTGATGTTGTTAAAGTACTTCATTGCTTTTGTATTTATTTGTTTTCTTTCTTGTTTTCGTCTGCAAAGATACAGTAAATACTTAGTGTAGCAAAACAAAACAATAGAAAATACTATGTGTTTAACTCTTATTAACTAAGTATATGCCATATACTTTTATTTTATTACATACATTTGCAATACAAAATACTAATTATTATATATTATGAATAGGATAAAGCAAATACTTAAGGAACGCAATATTACCCAAAAGGAGTTCGCCGCCCTGCTTGGTATCTCGCCGGTCGGGTTATATCAGCAGATTAAAACGCCATCATACCCCACGTTAGAGAAGTGGGCGGCCGTGCTTCATATCCCGATGTGGCAACTTTTCGCCAGCCCTGAAGAGGTTGCAGCCAACACGCAGCAGGAGGGGCAAGGCGTGCGCCTTGTGTGTCCTCATTGCGGCAAACCTTTGCATATAGATTTAACCAGGGGCGAGGAATAGCGCCCGACGCTGTGCGCTCTCTGCCTTGTCTGCGAATACTGTTGCTAACTGCGTAGCAATTGCGTTAAATGTTGCTTTCATAATCTTGCATTTTGTTTTGTTGTTTGTTTACGTCTGCAAACGTAGTAGATATATATCATACATGCAAACAAAAACGCAAATAAATATCAGACATAAACAATATTTAACGTAGATATATGTCTAACATTATATATATATATTATCTTTGCGCAAAAAGAGAAGCAAATGAAATCATATATAAAAGATATATTGGCATGCCAGGGGCTGACCCAACAAGAGCTTGCCGACAGGCTCGGAGTACAACGCGCCACAGTTTCCGCCATAATCTCGCGCCCATCGTTTCCCACATTGGAGCGCATCGCGGCCGCCTTGGATGTCGAACCGTGGCAGCTGCTCGCCCCTCCTGCCGTTGTGGAGGAGCTGAAGCAAGCCAGGGCGCAGCAGTCGGGCGGGGGCGGGCGCCTTGTGTGTCCTCATTGCGGCAAACCTTTGCATATAGATTTGACCAGGGGCGAGGATTAGCGCCCGACGCTGTGCGCTGGATGCGTACATTTGCAAAAAGAAAAGAAATGAAGACGTATATAAAAGAGTATCTACAGAAAAACGGCATCACACAGAAAGAACTTGCCGACCGCCTCGGAGTAACGCAGGCCACAGTCTCCGCCACCATATCCCGCCCCTCGTTCCCCACCCTGGAGCGCATCGCGGCCGCCTTGGATGTCGAACCGTGGCAGCTGCTCGCCCCTCCTGCCGTTGTGGAGGAGCTGAAGCAAGCCAGGGCGCAGCAGTCGGGCGGGGGCGGTGGTGGCTTGGTGGGTGTCGTGCGTGTCGGCTGTGAGATCTACACCGCCGACACCGTGCAACAGCTCCGCGCCATCGTGGAGAGGCTGGAACGAGACGCGGCGGGCAAATAGACAAAAGAAAATCCCGACAGGGTGGAACCTGCCGGGATGAAACGAAATGAAACAGAAACGAGAGGGCGCAGCCTTACACGAGCCGAAGCCCGAGGAAGTCCGTACCTAAACGGTGCAGCCCGTTCTCTATCTTCTGCAGTTGTGTGTCTGAAATATAGGTATCTCCCTTCTTATACTGACGCATTAGCGACTCATTTATACCGAGATAGCGAGCAAAAGCGCTCACGTTCAACATAGAATAATATTCAAACAGGGACGACAGATCGAAGCGGAATACAGGAGCAGCCGACAGGATAGGAGCGGCAGCGCCTTCTCTTTCCTCCTCGCTCTCCTTTACCTCTCGCATAGAGTTTGCAAAATCTGCCTTTGCCTCCTTCACAGTAGCGCCCCGCCCGATAAGCACGTAGGGGCTTTTGTCCACGTTGTAAGCCAAAAAAGTGCCGTCGTTATCCTTCTCGATGGTCACAGTAAAATGTTCATCTTTCATTTTTTACATCTTTTATAAAGGCGAGGGGAAGGGGGTGGCCGCCCCCTCGCCCTTGTTGTTAATATCCCATTTTTTTGAGGAGAGCGCAGGCTATCCCCTTTTTTGCTTCCGCAGCGCCGTGCCGTTCAAGTTGCACGGTTACGCCTGTCTGTGGGTTGTGGTATTCGTCATGCTCTTTGCCATGCTTTTCTAACCGAAACCCTTTTTTCAACGCCTTTCTTTTTAGTTCATTCCATTTCATTTCGTTTTTAATTTGTTAAACTTCCTTTTCCTTAACTCGCTGCAAAGGTACAACAAAAAACGTTATATAAGCAAATTTTTATATAACTTTTTTGTTGTATATTCATTTTTTTCTTCTTCTCATTATATATAATACAGTTGCGCGTTGCTGATGTCTCGCCCACACGGTGCAGCCGACCACCTCGCCACACCGTCCAGGCATCCACAACAACCGACACGCACCGACCGCCACACCGCCGACCGACCACCACACCGGCACACCACACCGCCGACCGCTTCGGGGCGGGGCGATGGGGCGCACCCTCGCCCATCCAGGGCGCACCCTCGCCCCGCCTGGCATGCCTCACTCCCTCGCCCCTCACCCTCTGAGTGCTTCGCATATTGCCGTAAAGTCGGGACTACATCGGAGCACAGGGACACTCCTCAGGGCGGCGGGGCTAAATCGTGCGAATCAAAGTCTCAGGATTTTTTTGTTTGTTGGACTGCTCTAAATTTCAGTTATTTAGTATCTCCTTTGGGATTGTATTTACAATGGGTAAGTCGATTAAAATGCTGAATACTAAAAGTTTATAGGTGTACAAAAATAATTCAGAAAAGCGATTTCTGTCTTATTTCTTACTCTAAAAGTACAGAAAATACCTTTCGGCTTTATTTTCCTACATAAACTAATACATATATCACCAACAACTTGTTTGTATTAAATAAATGTATTACCTTTGCAGCAAATAATACGTGCAAATCAAAAGAACTATCGGATTATGGAAACAGAACAGAAACCAAAATCGGAAATCGACCTGCGCAAACTCATGCAGAAATTGGGAATGGGCACGAATGCGTTCGCAAAGGCCTGTGGCATGAGTACGCAGTCGATGGCGCAATTCTTCAGGAACAAATCGCTGACAACCACAACTATATATCGCATAGCAATGGCTCTTGACATGGACCCTCGCGATATGTTCTTCCCTACAGACGAGGAAGAGGATGCGCAGCCACTTGCCGAGGACGTGGAGGACACGGTGGAGGGCGGTGACGACGGTGAACGGCACGAAAATGAGGCAAACGTGGACACCAGTGACACTGCGCAACCTGCTGTAGTCACCACCGCCTTCTGCCCTCACTGCGGGGCGAGGGTGCGCGTGGGTGTGGTGCTGCTTCCCGAGCCGTAAAGACAAAATCCCACGGCGAGGTCGTGTGCCTGCCGTGGGAAGTGATGACAACAGGTGAGCGGGACGGGTTATCCGTCGAGGCCACCGCCAGGCTTCTGGCCGCTGCCACCTTCGGTGGTGGAGCCTCCGCCAGCCACTACGCCGCCTGTGAGGTCGTTGCCGGAGAGGATGACCTTGAGGTCGTCGGTGACGAGGGAGCGCATGTAGCTGTAGGGGTTGCCTATCTTGTACTGCGCCTTGTAGGCCTTCATCACGGCAAGGTAAGCCTCTGTGCCCTTGGCCGACGTGGCGGACGGGCGGTTCTGCCTCCACCAGGAAGAGGCGAACTGTGCCTTCTTCTTGAAGGTGGCGCGGACAGCCTGCTGCTGCTCGGTGTTGGGATTGTTAATCACATGCCGGTCGGAACGGTAGGTCTCGCCCGTGCGTTTGTTCACGCTGTAAATCACGCCCTCCTTGGAGCACAACTTACCAGAGATGGACTGAATGTCCGTAGAGAATCTAACTTTTGGCATTATGCGAAAAAATTAGAAGATGAAAAAATGTTTTGGTGGAAAACGTGGGCAAGGATTCTGCGATTGTTTCACGGAGAAGACATCGTGTTTCTGACGTGCCGTGCAGCCGTTTTCAGACTCAGAGTTGGTCTTACGGTGGTCTTACGGTGGTCTTACGGTGGTCTTACGGTAGTCTTACGGTGGTCTTATGATTCAAGTCACGGAAAACTGCCTCGAACTTTCCACCCACAAAGGTAGGGCAAAGGCTGAAGACGGGCAGGACAGAGGTGGGGAGGGAGAGAGTAAAAAACTACGAAAGTATGAACGTATAAAAATATCAAGGTATGAAGAAATCAATCAAAATGATGTTGCTGCTGGCAATGGTGATGGCAGCATGTGTGAGTATGGGCAGTTGCAGCAGCGACGATGCCGAGCCGAAATATGTACCGGTTGAATCGCCGTATGCGAAAATTCTCAAGGAGAAGCCTGTGTATCAGTTGTCTTATTACCATACCAAAAGCGATATGGGGTCATTCGGGCTTCAAAGCGACCCGATGGTAGGCAATTACAAGACCGACTATTACACTATCGCTTTTTTAGTTTACAACGCTCCTGCTGGCGACATGTATGACGGTCGTTACGAGGTGGTGCAAGTCGAAGGATCGTTATGGGGTTGGAAAGAGCAGTGGCGGCCCGAATACAGGAAGAACAAACTGAGCACATGGGAAAACAATCAGCCCGTCAAGGGTGCTTGGGCGGAGATCAAGACTCTCGACAAGGGAGACGAATACGGCAGGAAGATGTTCAAAGTGACGCTGCATGTGGACGAAATGACGGAGAAGAACGGCGATTATGCCCGTGACATCAATATATCGTTCACGGGACGCGACACGGGGCCTATGCTGGTGTACTAAATTTCACGTAATTCATAGTGAAAACGAAGAAATTTATTGTATCTTTGCGGTGCAGAAGCTCATAACCTGAACTCTGCAATCTTATAAGTAATAATTTATCGGAAACCCGCCCATCCGTGAGGACAGGCGGGTTTTTCTATGTCGGCAAGTTTTTTTTGTGTCGGCAAGCGATGTTTTCTTGTCGGCAAGCGGTGTTTTTCCTTGCCTCTTACAGGTCGGTCTCCACGCAGAAGGAGGGGCATGCCTTGGCAGCGTAGTCGTTGTGGCCGTGTACGGTGGCACCGGGGTAGAGCTGCTGCAGTGCCTCTACCAGTGTGCGCAGTGCCTGGCGCTGCTGGGGTGTGCGTGTGTCCTTGGGGGTGTGTCCGTCGGCTGCCACTCCGCCTATGTAGCAGATGCCTATGGAGCCTGTGTTGTGCCCCTGGCAGTGCGCCCCTATGCTGTCGATGTTGCGGCCGCAGTGTATGCTGCCGTCGCGGTAGATGACGTAGTGGTAGCCTATGGTGGAGAAGCCCCGCTGGCGGTGCCAGCTGGTGATGTCGGCCACGGTGTAGTCGCGCCCCTCGGGGGTGGCGGAGCAGTGGATGATGATGTCGCGCACGGGTCGGTGCGTCTTGCGCAGTGAGAGTGATGTGTCCATGATGATGTGTGTTTGGTTTGTTGTGTATCAGATGAGCCTCTTGTAGTACCAATAGTCCATGACGGTGTGGGGGTCGGGGCGGAAGCCGTAGAAGATGTAGATGCCAGCGCCCAGGGTGACGCTGCGTGTGCCGTCGACCACAGTGTCGGTGGTGGTGTTGTCGAAGATGATGGCATGCCCCACGCATGACACCGGCACTTCTATGTCTGCCCTGGTGAGCTGCGGCGCAAAGCAGATGAGCTGGAGCACGCCCGAGGTGTGCTCCAGAGTGGGCAGTACGCCTCCGTCGCGGAACACGGTGCCGTTGATGGTCTCGTCATACTTGTTGGTGGCCATGTCCAGCTTGAGCAGGCTGGCGGTTATCTGGCCCGAGAAGGTGCCATTGACGGCGGTGATGCCCGAGAAGGTGCCTCCTTTGGCAGTTATCTGTCCACCCACCACACTGAAGTTAGGGCCTGACCAGAAGTCGCCCTGGCGGTTGAACTTCGTGCGTGCGTCCTGCGGTGTGGTGCCTCCGAACCACAGCGGGTACTGCTGTCCTGCGCCTCCACCGAAGGCTCCGTAGGGCTGTCCGTCATCGTCGGTGACCTCTATCTGGCGCACGCGCAGGAACTCGATGAAGGCGGTGTAGATGTCGGCATAGGAGGTGCGCAACGGGCGCATGTCGTTGATCTTCTGCCACAGCGTGCCTCCTGCCACTGTGGGGGCGTTGGATGCCGAGGAGGCTATGCCGTTGTGGGCGGGCAGTGCCAGATACCATGTGGCCTGCCCTGTGGCGATGTCGGTGACAGAAACCTCGTCGAGGTAGCGGTGTCCGTCGGGTGCCAGGGAGCCGTCGGCAGAGTCGTTGCGGTACATGACCCCTGCCTCCCATTCGCCCCTGCGCACGCTCAGGCCTGTATATCCACGGTCGCCCGTCGCGCCCGGTGCTCCGTCCTCGCCACGGCGGTTCTGTGCCAGTGTGGCCACGGCTGTGGCTGTGCCTGCCTCGCTCTCGAGCGTGACGGTGATGAAGGTGTCCTCGGGTACGGTGCCGTTGACCATCACGCCCACGTAGCCGTGCAGGGTGATGTGGAGGGTGGCCTGGGTGAGGTCGGTGGAGAGGTCGGTGGTGAAGGTGAGCGTCACGCCGCCCTCGGTGGCGCTTCCTGTGCCGTCGCCCCACACGGCGGTGGCCGAGGTGAGCGGCTGTGCCGTGGTGCCCGAGAGGAGGCGTGCGGTGAGGTCGAAGGTAATCTCGTCGGGTGCCGAGGCATCGTACCAGTCGCCCACCGCCAGGCTCACCACCGTGCGGTTGAGCTGTGCGGTGAGTGCCGTGGGGTCGGCCGACTGGAACGCCACCTCGCCCACGGCCATGGTGCCGTCGGAGTAGGTGAACACCCACTGCTGCCACACGGCACGCTCCTGGGCTGTGGGCAGGGGGGCTTCCTTCTGCCACTCGCCCAGAATGACCGACAGGCGGTCGGGCGCAAGCTGTATGCCCTGCGGGCGCTCAGAGGCGCTGGCGGTGGTGCGGAAATAGAGTTGCTGTGACACGAGCGAAGGTACGCGGGCAAACTGGTCGATGGTGCCCCACATGTAGATGTTGCCGGTGGCGATACCCTCTCCAGTGAGTTCCTTGTTTACGGTGACGAACTTCTTCTGTTCCTCGTCCCACACCTGCTGCAGCACCGAGAATCCGCTGAGCCATCCGATGATGAGCCGCATGTTGTCCTGGGTGTAGGTCCAGCCCGTCATGCCTGCCAGGTGGAGCTGGTAGGTGGTGGTGGTGAGGCGCGATGCCTGGCGCGAGGAGTCGGTGGCATTGGCATAGGCGGCAAAGTGCAGGGCGGGCTGGGGGTGTGAGGTATCGGTCCAGCGGTTGCGGTCCTCGGCAGGCAGGGCGGCACAGGACTTGGCACGCAGTTCGTAGCGGAAGTACTGGTGGTCGCCCACCTGCTCGCCCTCGTCCAGGATGTCGCGCATGACGGCTGCGGGCAGCGTGTGTGGGGTGTATATCTCTGTGATGAGGAAATAGATGGTGGTGAAGCCTGCGAAGTGGAAATTGCCGTCGCGGGAGTCGGTGGTGGAGGGATCGTTGGTGCCGCCGTCGAAGTGGAACACTCCCTGGCACTTGTCATCCACGGCTATGGCCCCTATCTCGCCAGGCTCCAGCTTGAGGCGTGCCACTCCCTCGAGCGAATCCATGCCCACGTCCTTGCCCAGCCACACGCGGCCTATGATGCCTGCTCCCACCGTCTGCCACTTGTTGCCCACGGTGATGGTGGTGCGGTTGTAGCGCAGTTCGGGCACCTCGAGGAAGGAGCGTGCCACGATGCTCTCAAACTCGGCATTGCCGTAGAAATCCACCTGGGCACCCATGAGCCCCTGGGCGTAGTCACCCACCTGCAGGGTGCCCCCTATCACGGTGTTGCCGAAGATGTCGGCTTTGCCGCGCACCGCCAGGTCGCGCATGGAGAGGTCGTAGGGTGTGGAGTCGCTGTGTGCCTTGGACAGGGCGTTGGTGTCCATATATACAGGCGTGACCGCCTTGTCGGGTGCGGTGACGGGTGTGGTGGAGGAGGCTATGCCCGTGAGCTGCCCGTCCTGCCCCTCGAACTGTATGCTGCCGCCCGACAGTATGGTGAGCGAGCGTGCCATGAGCTGTATGAAGGCCGTGCCTGCCTTCATGGTGAGGTCCTTGAGGAAGGTGAGCACCCCTGCTGCATATTCGTACCACTCGGTGTCGGTGGGTCCGGCATCCAGTGCCTCGTCGGACGACAGGTAGCCCATGGAGGCTGCCTGCTGCCATCTGCGATCCACCGTGCCGTTGTCGCCCGAGGATGAGATGATGCCCTGCAGGAATATGTAGAAGCGGTCATCGGAGCCTATCTGCTCTCCTGCCGCATTCTGTCCGTAAATGTCTATCTCCTCGGACGGGAACACGACGAGTGCCGACTGGCTGCTCTGCATATCGCGCGGCAGGGCGACATAGACGTACTTGGCGGTGTGGGTGTTGAATACTGTGGGCGCTGCCTGCAGCGTCCATCGGCGGTAGTTGTGTCCTTCGTCATAGGGGATGATGCCCTTGACATACACGAGAATCTGTGCTCCGCTCACGCAGGAGACCTGCACATAGTCGGGCAAGTTCAGGGCATTGAAGGTGAAGGTGAGCGCTGTGGGTGAAATCCAGTAGTCGCGCGGTGTGGCCTGTACCATGATGTGTATCGTTAAAAGTTACGATACAAAGATACACAATCAGGGGATAATGAGGCGGGCAAGGGGAGCGAGCAGGGCGTAGGCCCAGGTGAACTGGTTGGGGTAGTTGAGGTCAACGTCGCGCGTGTGGGAGCGCATGATGTGGAGGCGGTAGAGGGCGTTGTGCACACACCACTCCTCGCACATGGAGTGCAGGTGGCGGTACCACACCTGTGAGCTGGGTGTCACCTCGCGGATGCTGTCGAGTATGCCACGCATGCTGGCCTTGGGGTACTGATAGGAGCGGTATATGCGCAGGTTGTTCTGCGTGATGGTGTAGGAGACCATGCTCGTGCTATTCGTTAGAGGTGAATACGGGGCGTGCCATGGCCTTGCACTCCTCGGCAAAGCGTGAGAGTTCCTCCAGATCGGCGGTGTCGCCGGAGAGTGCCTTGCGGTGTGCGGCCAGTTCCTCGGCATAGGAGTAGCGCCCGCCTATGAGCAGGGCTGCCAGCTGCCTGTAGCCCGTGATGCCGAAGGTGCAGACGAGCGACTGCAGGAAGCGCGTGTCGGTACGCGGGTACAGTCCCTGGGCATAGAGCAGGGACAGTATGCCGGCAGCATCCATGCGCCCATGGTGTGACACGCTCACCGTGATGCCACGGTACAGGACGGGCTTCTGCCCTGCATCGTCAGCGGAAGCGTCCTGCGCCTCTCCATCGGGTTCACAGGGCTTCATGTCCAGGTTGAGCGTAAGAAACTCGGTCTGTCGCGCATAAGAGCGCACTATGGGCAGCGGCCGTGTGCCGGATGCCGTGGTCTCCTGGGTAAAAATCCTTGTGTCCATGGTATGTGTGTGTTTATTTGTGTCGTTTTACAATGATGCCGTTTTCAGCCTGCGGCGTGAGCGTATTGAGGTGTAGCGGCCGCGTATGTAGGCATGGTCATAGAAGCGTGGGCACATGGCTGCGAGTGCCGCCCGGCGTATGTTGTAGGTGCGCTTCCCGTTCAGGAATCCCAGGTAGGAGTTCACCACCTGTTCCATCCTCTGCGTGTCGGCCAGCGTGATGCACTGCTTGTTCAGCAGCATGCCGTCGAATCCGTGCATGCGCTCGATGAAGCGTGCCACGGTGCGGCCAGAGAGATACATGCGCCAGTTCTTGAGATAAGCGCCCACGAAGAGCACTCCGTGTGCGGCGGGCTGGAAATGATGCTTGTCGAAGTGGAGCGTCAGGCCAAGTTCGCTCTGCAGGAACACCGCTGCGTCGGCTATCAGGCACTTGAGCAAGTGTTTGTTGCGACAGATGAACAGGAAGTCGTCCACAAAGCGGACGTAGTGCACGTCCAGTCCGTGACCCTTCATCCATCGGATGACGAACTCGTCGAAGAAGGACATGAGGAAGTTGGCGAATATCTGTGTAGTGAGATTGCCGATAGGCATACCGAAAGAGTCGCCGTTGGTGAAGAGCGACTTATGGACAGGCACGTGCAGCGCCCATTCGGCTGGGTCGGTACTGAACAGGCAGTTCTTCTCGGGACAATGGAACACCACGGTGCGTGTCACCGTGAGCAGCTGGGTGAGATAGGGCCCGTGGTACTCCTCGTGTATGAACGGCTCCAGCCTGCCCCACAGGATGCGCTTGTCTATGGACATGAAGAAGGACACCAGGTCGCCCCGATATACCACGGCAGGCGTGCGGTAATTGTCGGTTGCGGTACGGATGGCCTCGAATGCCGCCTGCTGCGCTGCCAGTGTGCCGAAGCCCTTGCGGCAGTTGAACGACACATTGCCTTGCGCCACAAAGCGCTCCTCGAAACAGGGGTTGAGCAGAAGATAGATGAAGTGGTGTACGATACGATCGCGGAATCCGGCAGCAAACACCTCGCGGTACTTGGGATATTTGACCAGGAAACACGTGCTGGGGCCAGGCTGGTAGGTGCCTGTATATAGTTCGTGAGCCAGCAGCGGCAGGTCCTGCTGCGCCCGCTCACAATAGGCTATGCACTCTGCACTGGTACGCTTGGTGCGGCAGCAGTCATGGAAAGCGGCAAACACGAGATTGAGGAAGTCGGCAGGAGTGTCATAAGCGACGACAGGGCGCACCCGGAACCTGTTATACTTGTTGTTGTTGTTGAGGTTGCCGTCGTTGAAATTGCAATTCCAGGCGTTGGACCGGTTGCTCTCAACGGATGACCAGCGATTGGTCTGCGCGTCGTATTGGGGCTTTGCATCTTCGTAACCATTCAGGGTCTCCCGTCCGTATGACCGAAGCCCATGATAGGTAAGCCCCCCTTCTAACATCTCCAGTGATACACTTCCGCGAATCATAATTCACTCTCGTGATTGAACATTACTACATCGCGGGACACAGACCCCTTGAAGACGCCCGCCAGGCAAGTACCTGCTTGGTGCAGGATTCTGCCAGCGACTTGGCTTTCTTGTAATCATCCCGGCTCATGCAGCCCATGGAGCGCAGAATACCCATTGATGTACGCACTGCATCGAGGTGCGCACTGGCGATGGTCAGTTGATCGACCCTCGCCGCCGGCTCGGAATAGGCGAGCGACAGCGCCACCAGTACGGCATTGCACCCCAGATACAGGGTCTCCAGCACAGCACGGAAGTTGACAGGGCAAGTCTTGCGTGTCTGTGCCAGGACAAAAAACAGGTTCTGCGCATCACGGTAAACGGCTTGCTGTCGGATGGTTTTGACAACCTCTTTCTTGAGTTTGCCGCTTCTCCTTTTCTGCTCCTCCGTTATGTGAACAGTTTCTGTTTTGTCTGTATTATTTATATCTTGTTTGTTCTCCATGGTATTAGTCCTTAACGTCTAAGAACAACGCAAAAGTACGACTTTTTTATAACACATGCAAGCGTTGGGAAAGAAAGTTTTGAGAAAACACTCTCCGCGCTATTGCGCGGAGAGTGTAATTACCTAATCTTGTGCAACTTGTCCTCTCACGCATGCGGTGCGCTATTAAGGCGCACCGAGTGTTTAAGGCTAAAGGGCGAAGTTAAAAGCGACGACAGGGCGCACCCGGAACCTGCCATACTTGCCGCCGCCGCCGAGGTAGCCGTCGTAGAAATTGCAATGCCAGGCGTAGGACCGGCCGCTCTCAACGGATGACCAGCGATTGGTCTGCGCGGGTACGCTTATCGGGCAGTTTAATTTTGCCTCCTTGGACCTTTTTTGCAGATTGGCATAGAAGGGGCGGCGGGCATCGGTGGGCTCGGTGGGGCGCAGAGGGTTGTCTTCGTCGGAGAACTCCGAGGTGGGCGTACCTGTGTCGGCAGGCGAGAGGGCGCGGCTGTTGCGGAAGAAGACGTACAGACGGAACTCATCGCCAGGAGCGTGCAGATACCACCTGCCCTTGGCAAACGCCGATGCAAGGCCCGCGATGGCCTTACCGCCCGAGGTGGGTTCGTACAGCACACAGGCACGTGCGGGGGGATAGGCCAACTGCATCCAGCGGTCGCCACCGCCCAGGTTGCCCAGCGCCACCAGAAGGTCGGCCAGTTCCTCGTTGTTCTCAGGGATGATATGTCCGCGCCCGGCAGGCAGATAGTCAAAGATGGTGTGCCCTTCGCTGTCGGTCATCACACCGTCGGCCACATACTTCTCCAGCACCTGGTTGGAATGCTCCACGATGGCCCGCGTACACCTCCTGCCGTCCCATCTGTTGGTGGCAACATTGCCGTCGAACTTGGGGAAGCCGTCGGCAGTGCTGTCGTCATAGGCGTTGTTGTCGCGGATGAGACTGGCGATCATACCTTCGGTATCAGTCAATCCGCTCGCGGTGCAGTTTTTCACGTCAGGTATGTCCAGCAGTTTGTCATCGGTCGTCTGCAGCGCCTCGGCAATGGGTGCCCGCTCTTCGGGCGTGAAGCCCTGCGTGCCGGCATCCTCGGGAAAGATGCCCCATGCCATCACGTTGAACGAACTGGCGCCGTTGGTGGTGCGCAGCGTCACATCATCAGTACCCTCAACGAGCACTTCGTACAGCGTCTTGCCTGCATTGTATTGCGCAGCCGTCTCCTCGTCCTGCAGGTACTCGTTGAGCAGGTCGGAGGGAAGGTCGGCATACGGCGTGACCTTATAAACCCATCCGATGACCGTTTTGCCCGGGTAAAGCACCGAGTCGAACTCGCCGTTGTAGTAGGCGAAATCACCCAGCTTGGGGATGCGGTTGAACAGCTTCAGCACCACGCTGGCCGACACTGTGCCACCGCCTGTCAGATATGCCGTCACCGTGAGCGTGGCCGTGGGATTGTTGCTCTCCTCGCCCACCATAGGCGCATGCAGCACACCCGTCTCGGCATCCACAGTCACATTGAAGTCGTTGGCCGACACCTCCCACCTGATGTCGGAGAAGTTGTTTGCCATCGACGGCAGCACGCTGCACTGGTAGGGATAGTCGCCCGCCTCGGCAATGACAAAACGCTGTGTGGTGATCTGCAGCCCTGTCACGTTACGGAGCGAATAAGTGATATATATGGTGTTGTCGGCAGAGTCGATGTTGCCGAACTTGCGCAGCAGTGCCAGCTTCAGTTCGGCATCCACGTTCTGTCCACTCGTGACTGCTATGCGCCCCGCTATCTCGCAGTAGGAGATGCCCACCATATACGATAGTATGGCAGGGGCAACATCCGTCCATTCAATTCCGTTGATGCGCAACGTGCTCAGTTTGGCAGCCGCCTCGCTGCATCCGCGCACCAGGGCGAGGGTGTCAAACCCGCAGTTGAGCACGGTGAGCGAAGTCAGGCGGGAATATCCGTCCAGCGTGAGCGTTTGCAACTGCTGCATGTCGCGCACCTCCAGTTGCGACAGTTCGGCACCAAAACGCGCCTCGGTGAGTTGGGGCGAAGACGGCATACGCACCTGTCCGTACCGCGTGCCGCGCAGGTCGAGTGTCTGCAGACGCGAAGCCTTGGAGAGGTTGAATGTGCCGCTGGAGGTGCTTACGCCATTGAGCGACAACCTCTGCAGGTTGGCTGCATCCACATCTATCTGCTTCGGGGCAAAGGCACTGCTACCCGCCTTCGGCTCGGCAATGAACTCCGTCAGGCGGCGACCCTGGATGGTGAAGTTGTTGTTGCCCACCACCATATTGCCCACGTTGCCGATGGAGCGGTAGTAGTTGGTAGCGGCCAATCCCACTGACGAGTCACCCGGAATAGGCGTAGATGCAGGGTTTACGGTAAAGGTATAATGCCGCCCCGGTATCATGCGAAAGTGAGGGTTGATGAGCGCACGGTCGCGCACACCGCAGGGGTAGAGATACTGATGCGGTACGAGGTCGAACGTGTATTCACCTCCTGTGCGCCCCGAGCCGGGCGTGAACTGCAAGCCCGCACTGGCATCCACCAGACCCGTAGAGCCTGTGTTCACACCACTGGAGAAGTCGCCCCATGCCGCATACGAACATACGAGAGCCAGGCGGCGGGTCATGTATTGCACCTCACTCTCGAGCTGGTCGCCTATGCCCTGCGTCACGGCCAGCACGCCACGTGCCTGGTTGCCGTAACTCTCGTAGCCCCATGATGCGGGCCAGTCGTAACGGATGCGCTGCTGTTCCGCCCACGCCACTTCGGCAAAATACTTCTGCGTAGCGAAGAAGTACTTGTGCAGACAGCCGTAAGGTGTCTGGCGCTGTGTGGTGGTCAGTCCGTCAAGTTCCTCGTTGGCCCCCACGAGCGTACACATCGCCGTGAGCACCTCACGCATATTGGCAGGCAGTGCGGTGGGGTCGAGCGTCTCCCATGCCGCCTCCATGACGTTGAACAATGCCGAAGCCGTGCCCTCATAGTCCTTCTGCTTTTTCAGTCCGTCCTTCGTGTCCTGCACATCGAAATAGCGAGACAGAAAATACACCTTCGTCTGTCGTCCGTTGTTGTCGGTCTTGAAGATGGTGTCGAGGTCGTCCTGATAGAGCCAGCACAATCCCGTTGTGATGTCGATGGTATAGTAAGTGTTCTTAGAGCAGTTGTCAGTACCCGCATAGAGGTAGTTCACCAGGGTGTAGTGTACCTGGTGGTTCTTCTTGTTGAGATACTTGCCACAGTGCTCGTTGAACGACGATGCGATGGCCATTTGGAATCGGGTGTTCAGCTGGGCATAGTCGCCCACATCCTCGCTCTGCTTCCACTCCTCGTAGGTGGCTTTCGTGATGGCATCCGTGGAGAGGTTGCGCACCCCAGGCTTATATCCGTCGGCATCCGTCCAGGTGCCCGCATCTACAAACTTGCCTGTGGCATAGTTGAAGCGCAGCAGGTGGAACGCTTCGTCACCGTCGCGCAGCCAGTATTTCGTGGTCTGCATCTCGTCCAGCAATTGCGTGTCGGCATCCGTGGCACCCACAGCCGTGGCACGGTCATATACGTTGGCATAATGCGTGTCAAACGCGGCACGGTCGCCACGGAAATACTGCATACGCACGTCATGGGCATAGATGAAGTTGCAGTAACGGCGGAACAGGGCATCGTTCTTTGCTACAGGCGTTTCGTCAGCATTCGTCTTACCCAACGAGTACTCAAACGACTTGATGCCGTTATAGACCCACGACTCATCATCCACGCTATACGTCACATCCTCATCGGCAGGTACGCGGAAGTCGCACAGCGGAAGGTTGTTGTTCAGGCCCTCGAAGGCAAACATCTTGCTCTTGTCATATCCCCACGTAGCCTTGTCGCACTTGCCCGAGCCGAATGTGCCGAAACCGACAAACACCGGCTCCTTCTCGCCTTCGGGCTGATTGAAGAAGTAATAACAGTCCTCGTACACGGCAAAACGTGCCTCGGGGTTCGCTGCAAACCAGCCGGGCAGTTCATCCTTGCACACGGCCTTCATCACGTCGTTGTAGAGGCGCGTGGCACCCATCTTGTGCGACTGCATCGGCGAGGCATAGTTGATCTTGTTGACGAGTTTCGTAGCCTTCGGACCACCGACGACAGGCGTGTAGAACTGTCCGTGATACATGCCGTTGCCGTCAATCCATCCATCTACCACCTCAATCTCCAGCTTCTCCTTCTGTGCCTCAGAGAGCGTGGCCACGTCGGCACCCTGTATCTGCTCGCCGTTAAGATAGAGAGGAAACGAGGCTGCTGCCGTCTCGGTGAAGTCCGACTTCTCGGGCTTCCAACCGAAATCAGAGTGTAGCGTAAGGAAGGGAACGCGGATGCGGTACGTCACCTTATCGCACTTCGTCTGCTCGTTGTTCCACCAATACGTGTTGGCTGTGCTTCCCTGAGCAGTATTCATCAGACACTTCTTGCCGCCGAGTGTGCCAGCCACATAAGCCAGATAAGCAGCCTTGCCTATTGTGCCCGACAGTTCGGGCACGTAGTTGCCGCTGTTGTCGTAGTAGTCGATGTTCCAATAGCAGGCATAGCCCACCTTCTTGTCCTGGTTCATCTTGTAGTTGTCCGTGCCTACAAGGGTCAGGCATCGCTTGTTTTTCGCCTTCACCTTGCGATAAGAGACGCGCCCGTTGCCGTCCAGTATATCGTTGCGCTGACGGATGGCGTTCTTTGTTTCGGCATCGGGGCGTGTGGCGGTGAAGTTCTGAAGCACGTTCTGTGCCGAAAGCGTAACGCCACGATAGCAGCGGATAGTGTAGATGTCGAGGTCGCACGACGGATGTCCCAGGCGGATGCCACCGTGTCCCTCACCCTGAATCCATACGCCGTTGGTATCGACACTATACTGCACGGCACGCTGCGGCTTGCCGTTGACATACACCTTCACGGTGGGTCGGTTGGAAGGAGTCTTGTTCGGTGTCTGCCACTTGAACTCGTCACTGCCCTTGGCCACGAGAGCCGGAGTGAGCGTCACCACAAGATGCACACGCTTGTCTTCCTCGAAGCCGAAGTCCTGGTCATCCTCGTTCTGCTTCTCCTGCGCCCACACAGCACCTGTGAGTGGCTTGATGATGATGCCCAGTTTCTCAAGCGTACTCTCGATGGTTTGCGACACGCTTATCACAGGATCGTCTTCGGCGGTAATGTTGCGCACGGCAAACTCCATCTCAAGCGACATTGCCGCCGACGGGTTCGTTTTGAAAGCTTCAAACGGTTCGTAACCGATGACAATCGTTCGTCCGCTCGGAATACGGAGCACCTTCACGCCATCGTCATCCTGCACCCAGGCATCGCCCGTACCCGAAAAGCCGTTCCACACAGAAGGCACTTCCTCCTGCGTCTGCTTGTTGACGATGGTCTGGAAGTGCGTCTCGGTGTTGTTGCGCACCTTGGGGTCAAGATAGAAGTGGGCACCTGCCACGGGCGAATAGTCGTTCTTGTTATCTACGGTGAACACCACGAATCGGTTGCCCTGGCTCTCACGCAGGAAGTTCACCACCTCGTCGCCGTTGTATCGGAACACACGCAAGTAAGCCTGATAAGAGGCAGGGCTCTCGCCAGAGGATGAGTTCTCTATCTCGATGGTGGTGTCAATCGGATAGCGCTCGCCCACCAGGGCTTTCTGCTCCGACACATAGTAGGAAGCCGTGTAGTCCAGGTCGCCGTCGCCGGCATTGGTGATGCGGATGCTCACGGGCAGCGGGTCGGTGGCAGGCAGAGTGGGGGCATCGGCGCTCTTCGGCACCCATACGGCAAAGTTGGAGATGACCGTGCGAACATAGTTCTCCACCACACTCTGCACGCCCTGAAGCATGAGATAGGGCTGTACCAGTTGTGCAGGAGAGGCAGTGGCTGCATTCACCACCATGAAGCGGTTGACCTGCACTTCCGACGACAATTCGCCGCCCATGCCGTCATCGCACGTCACCCATGCCGTGACGGTATGCACGCCGTGCGACAACAGTCCGTAAGCCGAAATCTCCTGCTGCGTCCACGAGTAGGGATTAGCTTCGGGCCGCTGCTCGTCGGCCAGGAATGTCTTCGGTTCCATCGTCCATGTACCCGTGGCACCCGTCATGGTGACATGCAGCTTCTTGTCAACGGCTCCCATCACGGAGAATGAGAAGGGGAATCCACCGTCAGAGGCCAGGATGCGCTTCGACCAGTCGGTGAGATTCTTGACGGTGAGGTTTACGGCATTGATGGAGTAGATGAGGTCGCCGAAGAACTCACGCTTCACACCGTTCTCGTCCTCATAGTAGGAAGTCACTCTGATGCGCACGTCCTGTCGGCCCTCTGTCAGATACTTGCCTATCTCTACGCTCACGGGGTACGAGGCCGCACTCCCTGCATCGTAATTCTCGTCCTGTGACACGATGTTGGCCTGGGTGTAGCGGTTCTGCCACGTGTCGGTCCCCTCCTTCTTGATGTCGATGCGCAGTGTGCCTGGCACGTCACGATAATTTACGCGGTCGCCCAGTTGGGTGATTTTCAGTGCCATGTAGCGCACGTTGGCTGTCAGCGTGTCGCCCTCTTTGATGTTACGGTCGCCCTTGAGGTCGGATGCCAGTCGTATGGCATAACTGTCGCTCTCCACCATCTGATTGAACGACACCACACCGTCAGCATCAGGTTCGTAGGTGATGTTATTGAACTTGACGGACTTGACACTCTTCTTGGCATCAGCCTGCAGCTCCTGGATGGGGGTGACTATCTGCTTCACAAATTCGTCGGCAGACAGGCACTCGTTCTGCGGCACACCCGAGGACTCTATCTCCTCGCGTGCCTCCTCATTGTCCTTCTTGCGCAGAAGGTCGTTGATGTCTGTAAATTTATTGGCCATATTATCTGATAATGGTTGTTAAGCAAAACGGAAAGGAAATCTCATTGGGAACTTGGGCAGGGTGAGTTTGCCGCTGCTCTCAAATTCACCTATCAGCTGGGTGCGCAGATATATGCGCCAGCACTTCAGCTTGGCCTTGTCGGTCTCGTCACGCGCCACATAATAGGTCTGGAACTTCTTGGGCGAAGTGGCGCGGTACTCGTCCATGGTGATGAGCACACCCGCCAGCCCTTCCACCTGCAGTCCCAGTGCCGTGAGGGCAGACTGCTGGTTGGCCAGCGTGCGTGACAGTTCCTCGTCGGCAGTGGTGCGGGTGTCGGTCTCGGTCTGCAGTTGCTGCTTGAGCGTCAGGGTGTCCGCTTTCAGTTGTTCGGTGGCGGTGCGCAGGAGGTCGTCGGCCGCTATGCGCTCGGCACGCTCCGTGGTCAGGTCGTTGTCGGGGCTGCGCTCCACATCGTTGAGCCAAAACTGGTTGCACCGCCATATCTGACTGGTCTCGCGGATCATGATTTCGGCGTAGTAGGAGATGTCGGGCTCTCCCGTCTGCAGGGCGGCATCCTGGGCAAAGGAGCCTTGCCTGTAGGTGGTGTTCCTGGGGTCGGCACCCACCTTGAACTTCAATGCCTCGGCAAGCGTATTGAAGATGAAATGTTCCTTCTCTATCATCGCTGTAATTATGTTTTCTGAGGATAAAGATACGGAAGGACGGGCAGGCGGCAGGGACAAAGAAAATGCCCCGAAGGCCTTGGGTGCAAGGTCTTCGGGGCGGCGTGTCTCATGGTATATAGAAATTAGCTCACACCACAAACGGGCTTCCGTCTATGTCGAGCTCGGCTGAGAATGAAACTGAATAGAACTTGTGCTGCGTGTCGTCGCGGAAAGTTATCTCCTCGTCGATGGTGATGTGGCAGGGCACATAGGCGCTGCCCACAAGCATCCACGTGTGTTCGCTCTTGAGGAACTCATGCAGATACCAGTACAGCCATGCCTCGGTGAGCGGGTCGGTGGTGAACAGCCACGTCTCGCGGTCGCCCGTCTTGCTCACTGTGCCGCGTGAGAAACGGTTGAAGGTCTCCTGCCGCGCCACGGTGTAGGAGGTGGTGGTGAGTGCCATCTTCTGACTGTATGCCCTGGGTACGCTCACGCTCTCGAGCACTCCGAACGAATTGATGAAGCGGAACACCGTGCGGTGGGCACCTGCGGTCTGCGGCAGGGCAAAGAGCTGCTGCCCGCCTGTCTCCTGCATGCCTTCCTGGCTTATCACCGTCTCCTTCGACTCGGGGGCGGTGAGCGATGCGCTTTCGGGCAACGTCTGCTGCTTGTCGTAGGACAGGGGATAGACCAGCGTTTCGCCCACATAGGCCAGGTGTGGCGAGGTGGTGGGCTTGCGTGACAGCCGCGTCACGCCCAGACTGCCGCCCGACAGTATGCGCTCCATGTCGGAAAACCCGCCGAAGATGGCACGCAGGTACTGCCCTTCGGTAGGGAACACCACTGCAGGGCCGGGCTTCACCTCGCCGTCGGCCATATACTCGTCATAAGCCTTTATGCTGAAGCGTACCACGGGGTACTGCGTCGGGCTGGAAGTGTATTCATAGGAAGAGGCGAAGATGCGCAGCGCCGGCGACACATCCACGCGCACCACAGCATCGGCACTCTCCTGCTCTACGGGTGCATGCCGCTTGATGACCTCCATGTTGCTGTCTGAGGTGCCGCACGTGACCTCCAGCATGATGCGGTGGAACGATGGGGTGGAGGGCAGCACCATGGGCTTGATGTCGAATGTGATGGGGTTGCCGCAGAACACGGACCCCGATGTCAGGATTATAGAAGTTGCCATATACGTATGTGTGTGTAGTATAAGTAATGATTAGATGGAATAGACCTCCATCTCCAGTTTGCCCACTCCCGTCTCGGCAGACACCTCCACCTTGACATTATCCACCAGACACTTGCGCCCGTTTATCATCCACCACTCCTGCCAGTGTTCCTGTATGTCGGCTATCTGTGCCACGGGAGCCAGGCACTCCACATGGTACTTCTTGCGGTGGAGCAGGAAGTGGATATAGTCGATGAGCATGGCATCCACATATCCACGGTTCTTGACCTCGGGTGTGCCAGAGATGAGCGGAGCATCGGCCCAGTCGGGCTGCACCCATGCACGCGGCTTGAGCGAGAAGCGCTCGCCCGAGCCCTGCCCCTCATCGGGGCCGTAGTCATACCCGTTGCCGTAGCAGTCGATGGTGTCGGCCGACAGGGCATACTTGCCTGCCGTGGTGCGCCACTTGGAGTTGCCGAAGCCGTCGTAATTTGGGGCATAGGGCTCGTGGGTGGAATCCACTCCTCCACCGCGCATGATGGCTACCGAGAGTCCCCAGTCGTGGCTCTGCAGGGGCGAGTTGCCGTCGTCGGTCTTTGTGGTGTCATAACTCTCACGCAGGGACAGGGTCTCGGTGACGTAGAAGTCAGCCACCTGCGACGAGAGGGTGTTCTTGATATACTGCTTCACGAACTCATGCTCCATGTCCTCGTCCACGAATGCCGCCAGCACGTTCTGTGCATACGTCCCGTTGACCTCCGTGGCCACATACCCCTCGATGTCCTGCCCCTCTACGGGCTGCACGGGCGCATCGGTGAAGCACACGGGGACGTTGCTGGCGTCGAGCGCCTTGCGGTAGTTGACATCCACAAAGCCCACGGGCGCGAAATCGCTGATGAACTCCTGCACGTAGTCCTCGTTCTCGTCGGAGCAGTCGCCTATCTCCACACCCTTGTAGGCCGCCACCTCAAACAGGCGCGACTCCTTGTTGCTGGCACCGATAAGCTCAGAGTTGATTTTCACACGGTATTTATTACCAGTCTGCAGGTCGATGAAGAGTTTCTGCTGTCCGTCGTTCACCTGCCGTATGATCTCGCGGTAGGTGAGGCTCGTCACCACGTTGTCCTTCTTGTAGTCGATATAGTCATAGTTGGTGTCATAGTCCTTCACGCCCTCGGTCACGTTGCGCTTCTGCTCCTTGCGGTCGCTCTCGGCAGAGTAGCCCACGCGCACACCGGTCAGTTTCTCGGTCACGGGCACCATGCTGAGCACCTGTGCATGGAAGGTGCGGGGCTGTGCCGCCTGCTTGCGGAACACGTCGCGTATGAGGTAGGCGGTCACGTGCTTGCGGTCAAAGTCATAGTGGAACTTGATTCCAAATTGCTGTTCCAGCGACTCTATCACCGATGATACCGACTCGGCGGGGAAATTCTTCTCGTTGGCATACATGTTCACCACGCTGGCACTCATCTGCGCTCCTGTGATGCGGGAGTGGGTGGTAATGCTGGCCACACCGCGCTCGCCCACTTTGACTGTATCTGGGGCATCTATCACGCCGCCCGAGGACACTATCTGCTTGAAGGCGGGGTTGGGGAAGCGGTGGTCGATCACCATCTGCGAGCGCAGGAACACCTTCTGGTACGTGATCTCCTGCACCGACTTGTCGCGCGGGTTCTCCAGCGAGAGCGCCCCGCCGCAGCCGCGTGAGTCAAGCCACGCGTTCACCTCGTCAAACAGCTTCTTGGCCTCCTTGTCCGACCCGGCCTGCTTCTGGAAGTAGCCCAGCTTGATGTCGCCCACCTGCTTCAGTCCCTGCTGCACCTCCTCGTCGTCCTTGGTGTATAGGGACCCCACGTGGAGCGGACTGGTGTCGTAGGCGCACTTGGTGGTGAAGAAGCACAGGCGGCGGAAGTCCTCTATGGCCGTGAGTGCCGAGTTGTCGAAACTCAGCCCCAGGTGCTCAAACAGGCAGTCGAGGAAGAAGAGCACATAGAAGCAGATGCCCGACTGCGGGCGGTCGGCCTCCATTGTCCAGATGGGGCCGTAGTCCTCCCAAACGCAGTTCTCGTTGTACTCCGCCTTCGACGAAGAGGTCTTGCCGTCGGCATCCAGGGCGTAGTGGCCGTAGCAGACGCGGGCGTTGCAGAAGGGTGCATTGGGGTAAGGCACACTCACGTTGATGTACGACTGCTCCACCTTGGGCATCTTGAGCTTCACCTTGCCCGGGTACGAGCGCTCCGTCTCGAGTTCGGCCACATGCGTCTGGGCATCCTCCTTACACTTGCCGGGGAAGGAGAAGCCAAGCGCCTGCGGATGGAAGGTGCCCGAGGTGCGGTACGAGCCCACCGAGGCATGCTTCTTGTTGCCCTTCTTGCCTTGGTACTTGATGGTCACGCTGGTGGCGTACTGCACCTGCACGTTCACCTCGTCTATCTTCTCGCCTATGAGCAGGCTGGGTCGGTAGTGTGCGGGTATGGGCACCTCGTTGCACTTCAGGTCGCTGATGAGGTCGGAGAATGAGCGCGTGCTGGCATCTATGCTCACCGACACCTTGCCGTCGGTGCGCTCGTCCTCCTGCACCACGGCGGGGCCGCTGGCAAAGGGCATGCCCTCGATGTATATCTGCATGGGGGTGCGCTCCAGGTCGATGGGGCGCATGTCGGCGGCCACGTCATCCACGTCCTTGAGCAGGTGGCGGTTGCCCTCCACGGGCAGTTCCACGGGGTACGAAAAGAGGTCGCTATCATGGAAGAGCGGGTTGTTCATCTCCACACTGATGGAGAAGTCCTGCGGCAGGACCAGCGGCTTGCCGCCTGCCAGGATGGCTATATGGCTGTTCATGGTGTGTCAAGTATGGTCAGTTGTACGTCGGGGGAGGATATGGTGATGCGGGAGTGCGGACTGTGGCGGAACACCTGTGTGCTGCCCTCGGCCACCAGCGACTCGCACGAGAACACGTGTACCGCACCGCCTGCCGCCCTGCACACGGTGCTTCCGTGCAGGAACGCACGGCAGGTGCCTGTGCAGCGCAGCGAGGAGTAGTCGCGGGCTTCCACCATCCCGCTCTCGGCACTGCAGTAGGTGCGGTCACGCAGCACTATCTGTGCCTGGCTGGCGCTGGTGTTATATACCTGTGAGTGTCCGTAGGCCACCACACAGGCCGTGGCTGTCACATAGGCCTGTGCCAGGGCGAATATCTCCACCGGCTCTGCTGCCGTGCCGCCGGTGACTATCACCAGCACGTTGGGCTTGATGCGCTGCGGGCATTCGTTGAGGTAGATGCCTGCCGCATTCATCTCCTCGCGTATATCGGGGTATAGGGCGGGCAGGTGGTGCGTGAGGGTCTGGGCGAACTTGCCTGTCACCACATCGTCCCAGTTGGCCCGCCACACGGCCATCATCTGACTCACGTTCTGTGCCGCGAGCATCTGCCTGTAGCCCTCGGCACATGCCTGGCGCTCATGGCAGGCTCGGATGCAGAGGTCCTTCAGGCGCTGGAAAGGCGTTGTCTCCTTCATGTGTGTTTCTGTGTTTTGTCTTCCGATGCAAAAATAGGCAAAAGGCGGCATGCAGGCGGGACAGCCCCGTCCGTGCGCACAGAGAAAGAGAAAAGTCCGCACCGGCCTCTCTTCGGCCAATGCGGACTCTTTCTGTGTCGTCAAGTTTTTCGGTGTCGGCAAGCGGTGTGTCCTTTGTCGGCAAGCGGTGTGCGGTGCCTGTCTATGCCAGGAACGATGCTGCCGTGTCTTCCTCAAGCGACAGGTAGTGGTGGGTCATATAATCCCAGATTTTCGTGCAGTCGCCGTCCTTCTGCCAGTCATCGTCGTGGAAGTAGAAGGCATAGGCTGCCTTGATGATTTCGTCCTCGTCCATGAAGCGGCACAGGTCGGCATACATGGCATTGAAGGCAACGAACTTGTCCCACATGTTCACCCGTGCATGGAAGTGCATGCCTGTGGTCAGACGTTCCAGTTCGTCCGTTGTCCAGCGTGCTCCGTAGCCTGCGGCCTCACCGTCCTCGTTGTCGGCACTCCACTCCAGGTCGTCCACGTCGCAGTGTGCCATCTGCTCGCTGTAGTGCTTGCCGAAGTAGGCTGCGTGCTGGTTGCGTATGATGGTCTGGTAGATGCCTGCATGCTTCTGCTTCAAGCCGCGCAGGTCCTGTGACAGCCGTTCGGCTGCAGCCTGCATGTTCTTCTCTGTGGCCTTCCCTTCCTTGCGGGCGGCGCTGATGATGTCCTGATAAGTCATTTTTGCGGAGATTTTTTTGCGTGTTTGTTCAACAATTGGGGCAGATGCCCCTGAAATGCGGTACGAGAGGCAGGGCTATGGGCGGCACCTGCGGGAGTGCGGGGCCGGAGGCGGGTTGCCGCAGTGGCTCCTGCTCCTCATTCTTCTTCTTCTTCTGTTCCTTTTCCATAGATGTGTGTGAAGATGCGTTGCAAGTATATCAATAGCAGCGACAGCCAGTGCGAGGCATAGGCGGCCAGCACCGCCAGAGCCACCGCCGCCACGGGATCGCAGCGGCGGTAGGCCAGGGCGGCCAGCACGCACCACAGCACCGTGCACTGCATGCACGAGGCTATGCGTGCCAGCACTCCTGCCACGGCCTGTGCCAGCCCCAGGTGCTGTATGAGCATGGCCGCCACGGTGGCGGCGAGGGCTGTGGCGAGGGCTGTGGGTGTCATCATGCGGCGATGGTGAGGGTGAGCGGAGTGTCCGACACGAAGGTGCGCGAGCAGTCACAGCAGGTGGTGCGGACAATGCCGTTGACCGATGCTCCTGCCGAGGGCGTGACCGAGGTGACGGGCGTGGCGCTGAACACGGGTATGGTGAAGTCCTGGCTGATGACCTGCGAGCGTGTGCAGCAGGTGCCGCAGCGGCAGGGCACGTAGCTCACCACTCCCTCCACGTGCATGGTGATGATGTACTGTGAGGTGCCCACGGCGGTGATGCCGCGCACCGAGAACTTGGGCTCGAATACGGGCTTCTCGTCGGCACAGGCGGCGGTGCACAGCTGCTGCGTGATGTTCACGTCATAGTACGGTGCCGCCGTGGTGGCTCCCAGAGCCAGTGTGGCCGTGATGACGGCCGGGCGTGTAAGTCTGTTCATAATGTGTGTGTTCCTTTCTTCTACTTCTGTTGTTCTTTACCTCAGTGTACCACCTGATAGCCCTGCTGCGGCGTGACGGGCAGGTTCTTCTCCAGCAGCGAGGCCAGTTCGTCGAGGTCTTCCTCCTCCAGCGTAACAGCCCCGTCGAGCAGCGTCACCTGTCCACGGTGCCGCATCTGCTCCACCACGTCGTGAGCCATCTGCGGTATGCCCTCGTCGGGCAGTGCCGACAGGTAACGCGACAGCACGGGGGTGAGCATGGCATTGACCACGGGCTGCAATACCGGCTCTATGTCGGCCTGCAGCGAGTAGGACCCGCTCACCAGCCCCATGGAGCTCACGGTGGCCTGCAGCGACTGCAGCATGGGCAGGCGCATGAGCCTGCCTGCCGCTATCTGCGAGATGGCCGGTCGTGCCCACTCCGACACCACTGCGGCCAGTATCTGTGCGTTGCTGTACTCCATATCGGTGTGCCGTGCGGTGGGTTACTGGTTGCAGCCGCAGCCGCAGCCTGTCTGGCACACGTTGGTGGAGGGGACAAAGAGCTTGGTCACTCCCGTGAGCGCTGCCACCTGCGACTTGAGCACGTCTATGTTGGCATTGGCAGCGGCGTTGTAGGCCATCTGCTGTGCGTTCACAGCCTGCTGTGCGTCCTTGTTGGCATCCACCTTGTCCTCCAGCCGGCGCAGCTTGGAGTCGAGCCATGTGGTAGTCTCCACCAGCTTCTTGTCGGTGTAGTTCTCACTCTTCTGGATGGCCAGTTCGGTCTTCAGTGTACCGTTCTCCTGCATCAGGTCGGCCTCGCCCTTGGTCACGAACCTGTTCTGCCCGCTGCCTGCGGTGGGTGTCTGCCCTGTGAGCATGGCCACTCCGCCTCCCAGCAGACTGGTGGCGAGTCCTGCGATACCGAGTCCCAGGGCAGTGTTGCCCAGGTTCTTGCTGGCAACGTCGTAGTTGCCGTCTTGTGTCTTGATTTGCATGGTGATGTATGATTTTATAGGTTTCGCCCGTCATTCGGACTTGGCACAAAGGTCGGGGTATATGGGCGGCGGTGCAAGCAGGATGCGTAAAGTGTGCTTATCCAAGGATTTCACATCAGAAAGGCTAATGGCAGGATAAGCCGCAGGAAAGTGCTACAGGGCGTCGTCCATGGCCTCCACGTAGGGCACGGCCTCGTCGTGCACTATCTCGAGGAAGCGCTGTGCAGCCACCTTCATGGGCGTGTCCCTCATCCAGTGGGCGTTGCTGGTCATGCGGCAGTCGATGCCCTCCACGGGACGTGCCGTGAGCGAGGGGCGGTGCGATATGTACAGGCGGGGCAGGAAGGTGATGCTGCGCGTGCGCTCCACCACCTCGAGGGCTTCGTCGGGGCTGCTCACCACACACTTCACGTTGAGCCGCGAGAGGTCGCAGTGGATCAGTGCGCGCAGGGTGTCAAACACGCGGTCGCCCACGTCGGGCATGATGACGCTGTGGTGCAGCAGTTCCTCCTGCGTGACCTTGTCCTTGCGTGCCAGGGGATGATTGTCGCGCATGATGGCACAGATGCGGAAGGGGATGCAGGGGCGCGACTCTATACCCTCGTCGCGATAGGCGGTGTTCATGGTGAAGGCAAGGTCTATCTTGTGCTCGCGCAGGGCCTGGTTGATGCGGCATGCCTTGGTGAACTCTGCATTGAGCCTCACCCCGGGGTAGCGCTCCATGAAGGTGACGGCGGCCTGGCGTATGTAGGGCGCTATGAAGTAGCCCACACCTATGCGCAGTTCGCCCTGCAGACAGTTGTTCAGGGCCTGTATGCGCTCACGGCACAGGGCTGTGAGGCGCAGTATCTCCTTGGCCAGGGGCAGCATGGCCTCGCCGCTCTCGGTGAGCGTGACCGAGCGTGCGGTGCGTATGAGCAGGGGACAGCCCAGTTCCTGCTCCAGGGCTCTCAGGTGCTGGCTCACTGCCGACTGAGTGACAAAGCATCGCGTGGCGGCGATGCTGAACGACTGGGTTTCTGCCACGATGACGAATGATTTCAGGTGTCTTAGTTCCATAATATTTAGTATTTTATGACATATTGCCCATGCAAAATTACATACTTGCAGCGAGCCGCCGAAGGGGCGGCGTATTAGAATCGCTCATTTCGGCATAAGAAAAGCCCGCATCGGCCTGTCTCAGGTCAATGCGGGCTCGTCCATCGTAGGCAAGCGGCGCGACAAACGCCGCTGCCTACAGGAACAGAATTCATAATGCCTAAAGTGATTCTCTCTTATCCGTCCAGTCCACCGCCGGGCTTCTGCTCGGTGCCGCCTGTGCCGGGAGCCACGTCGGTCTTCTCCACCTCGCCCACGCGCTTGGTGCCGGCCTTGCGGATGGCTGTGGCAGTGTTCTTGGAGAAGTTGATGCCCACCTGTGCAGACACTCGCCAGCGGATGTCGGATGACACCACGTCGGAAGCCTGTGCCACTTTGCGCACGGGCACCGAGGGGTCGAGCTGGTTCTGTGCGGTGGTCTTGTCGAGCACGTCCTTGTCGGTGACGCTGTACTCGGCCTTGGCCTGGAACTTCACGATCACGTCGCCGTTCTCGTCCTCCATCTGCATGGCAGAGCCCTCGGCAATCTCCTCCTTCATGATCTCGCCATACGCTCTGAGTACGGCTTCCACCTCGTAACGCTTGAAGCCCGTGCGGGCTTCCACCTTCTTTGCCATTTCCGCGTTGGTGAGAGTCTGAAACGGTGCTGCTTCTACGTAGAAGCTGTGAGTACCTCGCATATCGCCTTTCGGGAGATACTCTTTTACTTTGTACTTGTGCATAAGCAATAAGTGTTTATTAGTTTACAATTTGCGGTGTGTACGGATTAGGGTAGTAGAACCGTACGGTTTTACCACGCAGAACCGTACGGTTGACGCACCTTAAACCGTACGGCCTGCTTTTCACCTACAAATGTAGGGAGGTTTATTTTGGTGGTGCGGACACGCCCACTGCTCCACAAGCACCTTCAGGTGGTCATTCCCTTTCGCCCTCTGATTTTGCCGTGTCGGTTCTTCTTCTTCTTCTTCATTCTCTCAAGCGGGCCAGTCACATAGGCTTCGAGTACGGGTATGCGGGAGTGGCCGCTATATCGGTGAGCCGAATTGGTAGAGACAGAGTAACCGGCTCTGTAACCGACCGCCTCTGCCATCCTGAACAACTTCTCCACCTCATCCATAGCCATCGATCTGCCTTTGAGTTCCCAATCTTGCCCCAAGTATAGGCAAACATGTCTGGAAATGCGGTTTTTGAAATCTTCGGAAGGCTTGCTGTAGCTGTCCACGGCTTGCTCGTCGGCAATGAACATCTTGTCAAGACCCGACTTCTCGTGAACGTAGAAAGCGTAGCACTCAAGACTCTGGTCAGCAGGGCGGAAACGCTTTACGACCACAATGGCATAATCGGCGGGAGAGCCGGGATTGGTGCTCTTGAGCTTCAATATCCTGCCATGAGGGAAGTCAGACTCCTTGAAGGCGCTCACAACGGGTTCGAGGCGCGAGTCTCCGTTCTCATTCTTGACCCGGGAAGAAAGCGCAGCCACCTTTTCTTCCAAGGCGAAGATACGCCTTTTTTGAGCCCAACTTTCGTCCATCAAAAGACGAAACTTCTCCATAAGGTCCTGCATCATTGCCGCCTTATTCTCCTTCAGCATTCTTTCCATACACCTGCGCTGCGCGTCGCGAAGATTTTCATCTGTTTTCATTTGTCTCTGTTGTTTTGTGGTTTGTTTGATTCATATTTATGCTTATAGCGGAATGAGGACATTGGCCACATTTCCTGATATTATCAATTCCTATAATCGTTCGTCACTACCCATACGCTCAATCCGATGTTGAGCAGGAGCATGAGGATGATGATGCCCCAATATTGCTTGTCGCTCAGTTCTACCGAAAGATACTTGAAGTCGGAAAACTCCTTTCGTTTCCACTCCTTCTGCACAATCGGTT